GGTGAGGTGGAGCAATTGGTTTGTGGGGAGGATGAGTAATGCCTAATCATTGTGATCAACAAGTATATATTCATGGGCCACATTACTTGGTGTCCATGCTTTACAGTGGATTGACGGAGAACGGTTACGACCCCCACCGTGGGGGTCGAGCCAAGAACCCGCAGTTTTGTCAGTTGGTTTGTCCGATGCCGTTTGAGCAGTGGCAAGCGCCCAAGACCCAATGGGGTGGGTACGAGGTTGAGGGTTGGTATGACTGGCGTGTCAACAACTGGGGTACGAAGTGGGATGTTTGTGACGTTGAGATTGACGAGGAGTTGGACCATGAAACCAGAGAAGATAATGGAAGACTTGTAGAGGCTGATACTAGGTCGTGGTTTTCGTTCCGCTGTTGGACTGCATGGGGTGCGCCTATTCCGGTGTGGGATAAGTTGCACGAGTTGGGTGTTGAGGTTCATGCCACCTATCAGGATGAGGGGGGCATGTTTGAGGGTGATTATTATCATGGCGTGGATCGTTCTTGGGAGCCAGATGTAGAGGAGGAGGGTGTGTAATGACGAGTAGTGAGTTGGAAGAAATGTTGGATGAAATCTTTAGAAAAGTTTTTGGAAAGGACTGGTAGAATGGATAATAGGGTTTGCATGTTTTACGTCGCTGATCGTTTAGATGATATTATAAACGGCGAGGATCCTAAAAAGTTTAGGGACGAGTGCATTTATAATTTGGGGGTGAACGCTCGGCGTCCTGTGGTTGATCCCAAGCCTTCGAAGGGCGTTGCTTTGCGCGAGTGGTTGCGAGACAGCGGCCTGTCGGCGCTTGAATTCAGCAAGCGTCTTGATGTTTCTCAGCCTACGTTATCGCGTTGGATGTTGGGGAAGGCGTTGCCTAGGGTCGATCATGCGTTGAAGATTGAGGCGGAAACGGGCGGCGCTGTATCCTGTGACACATGGAGGAAGCGCAGTGGGTGATCAGGATTTAACGAAGTTTCAGGCGGCGCAGTTGCGTTGGCTGAAGCGTCAGGTCGATGCGTTGCAGGAGGAGCGTTACCGCAGAGACGCAAGGCCCAATGTGCAGCGTGAATTGTTTGCGGCGCGTGAGGAGTTGGATACTTACGTTAATAACCTTCGGGAGATTGGTAAGCAGATATGAACACATACAAGCGTGATAAGTATGAGGACATTTATCGTCAGGCGTGGTTGGCGCAGAACATCAAGGACAAAGCGGACAATTCGCGTTGGAACGGTGGAATAAACAACAGTGCGTTGAACGGGTTCACGAAGCATACGTCTGTGAACAAGGGTGGGCGTCCGAAGTTGGAGTTATCCAAAGTTGCTTCGGTATTAAACAATTTGTTGCATCGGGAGATTAGTTTGAACGATGCTGCGGATATCATGGGCACGACGGTCAAGTCGCTGCGCCAGATTAAATCGAGATACAATTTACCGAGGAGCGAGGATGGACCCGAGACTGACGAGTATCAAGAAGTTGATTAAAGATTTGAACAAGGAGATTGACGATATTTTGTGGGAGGAGACATCTGACCCGAGGATCGAGGCGCTCGTTGATGAGTTGGAGTATTTAAAACTGAAGGAGTCGAAAGGAGAATTATATGAGCCAAAGTTTTGAGCAGGGGGCAGAGATGTCCAAGGATGTTAATGAGTTGATCATGTCGTGGCAGTCGCAGGGCTATGATCCGGTTGTGTGTACATATTCGATCTTGCTGCGGTTTACGGCGATAGCCGCGGGCATGATTGAGGAGGAAGATCTTGAGAAGTTTTTAGATGACGCGAGGAAGAAAGGATTGGAATTACATGAAAAGCAAACGGAAGGTAACAACTATGCACATTGATACACGAGAGTTAATTATTACGAACATCATTCCGAATGGCGGCGCGGGGTTTGCCATGTGTCAGCAGGAGGAGTGTGATGTATTCATCAGCAATCATTTGCTCGAAGGGACGGGGATTGATGTTGGGGATTTGGTGAAGGCGATTGTTGTTCCCAATAATTTTGGGAAGGCGAGCACTCCGTACAAGGCTATTCGGATTGATTTGTTGAAGGGGTTTGCTCGGGTTATTGAGGAGATTGAACCGGATTCTGAGCCTGATGAGCCTGATGAGCTTACGTTGCAGGAGCGTGTGTTGGAATTGTTGGAGGGGAATCCGGACGATTACTTTACGGTCAACGAGATCATGGAGGAGTTGGAGTTGGACATTGGTCACAACGAGGTTTTGTATTCGTGTGATGGTTTGCATTCGATAGGATCGATATGCAAGGCTTCGGTGTGGGCTCCGAATTACACGAAGAAATCTACGTTTAATTTGTATTCGAAGAACATCACGGCGTTTGCGGTGGAGTAAAAAAAGAGGGAGCCGAGAGGCTCCCTTTTAGTTTATGAGGGCAGATAAGGCCACAGGCGTGGGCCTATCGAGCAGTGTTCAGAGTTTACTGGATTCCGGATCTTTTTCAAACTCTTTTTTAATCATGTAGGATATTTGTTTTGACAGGGCGCGATGCTCTCGCTTCGAGAGTTGTCGCAATCTGTCATGATCCTCGGGAAGAATAGCGACTGTCTTCCACTTCACGTTTTGTGTTTCGTCTAGCATTTGTTTTTTCCTTTGCCTTCTGCTGCTTTCGCAGAGCCTTCTCCCATTTTCGGGAGAGGCAGTGTATCTTTTCCCGTTTCATTATATACTATATAGAAACTTTGCCAAGTCTGGCCTCACGATTTTTACGACAGCCTTCGTTTTCGTATGTCCAGCTTCGGATTTGCGAGATGTTTTTGCCTGACCATCCATCGGTCAGGGCTTTGGCTACATCCAGATCGAGGCCCGTGAGCCGAGCGATCTCGGCTCCAGCGGTATCTCGGGTACGCATCCCTTTCTTTCGATCCACGATGCATTCGGTTACTTCGGTGGCGTCAAAGTCAGCCATTGTCTTGCCTCTTCTCCTAGTACCTTCGCTCCGATATCGATCTTTGCTCGAAGGGCTTTCACGATTTTCTCATCGATTGTTCCCTCTGATATCAGATCAACGTAGGTCACGTTATTCTTTTGACCAATCCTGTGCGCTCGATCCTCTGATTGGATCCGAGTTTCGAGGTTAAAGTCGTTTGCATAGTACACCACGAGGTTAGCTTCGGTCAATGTGATGCCATACCCTGCGGTTGCGGGGTTCCCGACGAAGTATTTCAGGCGGGAGTGTGGCTTTTGGAAGTCCTCGACGATTCTTTGGCGCTCATCGTCGGAGGTATCGCCGTAGTATGCGGCGGCGCATCCCTCGCCGTGGACCTTGTTTAGGTTTTCGACGATCTGTTGGATGTCATGACGGAAGCGCGACCAGATGATTGCCTTGCCATCGTGCTCTTCGATCACTTCGAGCAGCGCATCCATGCGCTTCGAGGGGAATGTAACGGTGTGCCCGTCATCTGTTTTCAGATGCCCACACAAAACCTGCTGCAATCTGAGCAGTTGGGTGATGACCATGGGCGCAGTGACGAAGTCCATGTCCCCCAATACAACCATAGCATGTTCCTTGATCTGCTGGTACATCTTATGCTGGTCCTGGGTGAGTCCGACATACCGGGATGTGTAGATTTTCTCGGGTAGGTCGAGGCAATCTTTTTTTAACACGCGGAACGTGTATCGATCCACTCGGTTATTGAGGTCATCGAGGTTTCGAAAGCCGACGATTTGGTTAAACGCGGCAGCGCCCATCTTAACCTTGTTCATGATGGCGTATCGGCCTTGAAATCCGTAGAAACTTTCGAAGCCGAGCAGACCTTCGCGCAGGAACTCGAACTGTGCGAAGATATCCATGGGGCTTTTTGTGACGGGAGAGCCTGTCAAGAGTCTTCTGAACTTGAACCCGTTCGCAATCTTGATTAAATTCTTGGTGCGTTTGGCCTTGGGGTTTTTAATCGTTGTGCTTTCGTCGATTGCAATCATACCCTTTGGCCCAAACGCACGAGACAACCACTGCCCAGCCTTCTGACCACGGACCGTAGAGAAAGATTCGACGTTCATCACGAAGATGGTCAGGCCCTCGAACCTATCTTTAACGGAACGCATCTCTTCGGCTTGTTTCTTATTGGGTCCGGACACCCATCGGATGACGCGATGCGGCACTTGCTCGGACATATGCTCTGGGATTTCTTTGGCAACCCAGTTTCGATAGACGCCTTTGGGTGCGATGATCAGAGCGAAATCTATCTGCTCGCTTTGGTACAGCATTCCAAGGTTGTCGATCAGAACTTTTGATTTCCCTGTTCCCATCTCCATAAAGTACCCAAACTCGGGCAGGTTCCATCCAACATGCAGCGCCTCGCTCTGATGCTCGAATGGTTTTGTTTTAAAAAAGTTTGTATCTGGCATTGCAATCCTCCATAGTGTGTATATATATGTAATCGATACACATGTATCAACCCATCTTAACCTGAAGAGGAGAAACTTTTTGATGGATATCTTTGAAGACATGTTCGACGAGTCCGGTGCGTTGAGCTCAGTCAATACTGAAACCGGAAAAACTCTCAGCAGCTTGGTAAAACAGCTTCGCTCTGTAGAAATGCAGATCGAGGATGCTGAAAGCCACCTCAAGACATTGAAGCAAGAGAAGCACAAGCTCTCTGTGGAAAACATCCCAGCCGTTATGGATGAGATGGGGGTGGAGCGCGTAGACGTAGAGGGCCTGACCGTGGCGCGGAAGATGATGGTACACGCATCTATTCCTGTGGCTCGGAAAGAAGAGGCGTTCGAGTGGCTGCGCCAGCATGGTCTTGATGACATAATCAAGAACGATGTAACCTGTTCGTTCGGCAAGGGTCAGGACAATCTCGCTGGAGATGTCGTGGGACTGCTCGAAGAGCGTGGGTTTGATCCCAAAACCAAGACCCATGTCCACCCGTCCACATTAAAGGCGTTCATCAAGGAACGTGTGACGGATGGCAAACCAATCGACCTCGATATGTTCGGGGCATTTATCGCAAACGCGGCTGAGATACGGAGGAAATCATAATGGGCGTGTCAAAACAAATGCAGATAGAAGAGATGGATCGTAACTCAAAAGCGGAGGAGCGTTTGAGTGAGAGCATTGCGCGAGACGATGACGTTGGTTTCAAGGAATCAGACTTCATTAACTTAGAGTTGATTGAAGTTATCGAAGGTTTGCAAAAGAAATATAATAAGGAGGAAAAGTAATGGGCGCTGTTGCAAAGAAAAAGAAAACGGATGTTTCAACGGATGTAATGGATGACATCTTGGGCATGGCTGGCGAGGGTGCGTCCTTCGACAGTTCCGAGATGCAGATCCCGTTCGTTCGTGTGCTGCAAGCCTTGTCTCCGCAGTTGAACAAGAAGAAAGCGGAGTACATAGAGGGTGCCGAGCAGGGGGACATGTTCAACAACGTCACCTTGCAGTCTTGGGACGGCGAGGACGGGGTAAACATAATCCCATGTTTCCAGACCACCAAGTATCTGGAGTTCACGCCCCGTGATATGGGCGGCGGGTTTCGCGGTGAGCTTGCCGCGAATGATCCAGCTATCTCGCAGACTACACGAGTGGGATCGAAGGAGCTTTTGTCCAACGGTAACGAGCTTGTGAAGTCTGATCAGCATTACTGTCTTGTGATTGAAGATGACGGGTCTTTCCAGCCTGCGGTTGTGGATATGAAATCCACACAGCTAAAGGTAAGTCGTCGTTGGAAGACGCAGATTGCAATGCAAAAGGTCAAGCGTCCGGATGGCAGCGTCGTTACGCCTCCGGTGTTTGCTACGATCTGGAAGTTGAAGACGGTTGAGGAAAGCAATGACCAAGGAACGTGGAACAACTACCAAGTAGAGAAGGTTGGGTTGGTTGATAACCGAGATCTTCTTATGGAAGCGAAAGCATTCCGAGACTCCATCCAAGCGGGTGAAGTGAAAGCTATGTCAGAAGAAGGAGCAGGCGGGACATCTGCTCCTGTCAAGGATGATGAAATCCCGTTTTGATTTAGCTCGGGGGGAGCGGACGGGACATCTGCTCCCCCCACCATTCGCTTAGGAGTAAAGTATGTCAGCAGCAGAAAGAATGCTGGCGGTTTTTGAGGGATCAGAAAAGGGACATGGCAGGACAAACGTTGGACCAGTGGGTCGCAACGGAAAGACCGAGGCCAAATCTTTTGTTATCCGCGAGCCGCTAACAGTTGAAAAGATGCAAGCGCATATCGGCGGGCAGCAGGGGGTGGGTGCTATTCCAATCAAGGCTGGTAACGTGTGCAAGTTTGGGACGTTGGATATCGATGTCTATGACTTGGACCACGCTGCGCTTAACAAAAAAATCACGCAGTTGAAGCTGCCGTTGTTTCATTGCCGCTCGAAGTCGGGCGGTGCCCATTTGTATTTGTTCTTGGAAGAGTGGGAGCCTGCTTCGATTGTTCGGGAGATCCTCGAAGAGATGGCTGCGGCGCTTGGGCACTCTGGTTGTGAGGTGTTTCCAAAGCAGGATACGATCCTCGATAGCGAGGGGGATCTTGGGAACTTTATAAACCTGCCGTATTTCAATGCGGAAGAAACGATGCGGTACTGCCTCGATAAAAAGAACAAGGCCATGACGTTGGATAAGTTCTTGGATCGGGCGGAGAAGGGGCGCATCTCGATGTCCAAGCTGTCTGCGTTGCAGTTCGGCGGGGATCGAAAGCATTTCACAGACGGGCCGTACTGCCTCGAAACAATATCGAGCCAAGGTCCAGTGACCGAGTACCGAAACATTACGATGTTTAATGTTGGTGTGTATTGCAGGAACAAATGGCCTGATGATTGGAAGGATCACCACGAGGAATACAATCGCATATTGTGCGAGCCTCCGTTGCCAGCGGATGAGATGGTGCAGTTGCAAAAGTCTTTGACGCGCAAAGAGTATTACTACCAGTGCGATCAGTGTCCGTTGAAGGATTTCTGTAACAAGAACATGTGCCGCAGCAGGCAGTACGGGATTGGCAGCGATGCCCCTGACACGCCACAGATCGGCGGGCTTACGATCATGTTGTCTGAGCCTCGGCTGTATTTCATGGATGTAAATGGGAAGCGTGTGGTTCTGGCTACTGATCAGCTACAGCATCCGTCGCTCTGGCAGCGGGCTTGTATGGAGCAGATTGATATGATGCCGCCCACGCCCAAGGCTTCGGATTGGCAGCAGGTTATCAACGGGATGATGGCGACTGCCACGAAGCTCGATGTTCCGGAGGAGTTGACGTTTAGCGGACAGTTCAAGGAGCATCTGCGTTCGTTCTGTACCAGTCGGATCAGGGCCATGTCTCCGGAGGAGATGGAGTTGAACAAGCCGTGGACTGAGAACGGATACACGAAGTTCAAGATCGAGGGGTTGATGGAGTATCTGAAGAACCGTGGGTTTACCCAGTACACGAGGGCGCAGGTACAAGATCACATAAAGAAATTAAACGATACGGATGATTGCTTTGGGCATCACGCGATACGCAGGGAAAACGGTAAGCGCAGCACACTGAGAGTGTGGTGGGTGCCCGCGTTTGATGACTCAGAGGTAGAACTAGAGGAGCCGAATTATGAAATCCCATTCTAATGATACGCTGTTAAAGGTGGACCAAGTTGCCAAGCTGCTGAACGTGTCAGTGTCGGCGGTGTATAAGTGGACGCAGGCTGGGGAGTTTCCTGCGCCATATAAGCTGGGTGATAAGAAGAGATCGTCCTCACGTTGGAGCGAGATCGAGATCTTAACGTGGTTGGAAAATCAGAAAGGACAGACACATGATCCCGAATTCTGAGTTAATCTTTGGTCCGCCTGGTTGCGGCAAGACATACACGCTGATCCAAGAGGTTGAGGACGAGCTTGCTCGGGGTACGCATCCCAGTCGGATTGGTTACTGTTCGTTTACGAAGAAGGCGGTTCAGGAAGCGGTAACGCGGGCGGGTTCCAAGTTTGGTTTGTCCAGCAAGGAGCTTCCATACTTCCGCACGTTAAACTCTCTTGGGTTTCGCGGGCTTGGTTTGCAAACAACGGACATGATGAGCGCGGAAGACTGGGCCATACTAGGTTTGGATCTGGGCTTGAAGTTCACGGGCACGAGCACCGTGTCAATGGATGATGGTCTTACCATTCCTCCGGGTTTGGAGAAGGGCGATTTGTATGCGCAGCTTCAGATGCGAGCACGGCACCGGATGATTTCCTTGGAGCAGGAGTACAACGAGCATGGCAGTTACGCGCTGAACTTTGCTCAATTAAAACGATTCGATGCTGCGTTGGAAAACTACAAGGCGGGCATGAACAAGATGGATTTCGTGGATCAGATCGATAAGTATATCGAGATGGTTGATCCGCCATACTTGGATTTGTTTATTGTGGATGAGGCACAGGATCTCACGCCGTTGCAGTGGACCATGGTGCGAAAGATCTCGGAGAATTGTGGCCGTGTTATTCTGGCGGGGGACGACGATCAGGCGATCCACAGATGGACGGGGGTTGATGTAAGTTTATTTCTCCATGCTTCGGAGAAACGCCGTGTTCTTACCCAGAGTTATCGTATGCCCAAGAGTGTGCATGATCTGTCGTGGCAGATTGTAAAGCGGATCGAGAACCGGATGCCCAAGCAGTTCAGTCCGACGGATCGAGAGGGACAGATTCAGTACCTATCGAGCAACCACCATCTGGACTTGACCCAAGGTTCGTGGACCTTGATGACTCGCACAAACAAGAAGATGCATGACTGGGCCCACGAGCTTCGTAGAGACGGGTTTCTATACTCTACCAAGGGAAGGTCCAGCGTTAGTGAAAAGCTGGCTTCAGTGATCTCCTCATGGCGCACGTTGCAGCAGGGTGAGGCTCTGCCGTACCGACTGGTTTGCCAGTTGTATGACAACGTCCCAAAGCAGGGGGACTATGCGGTTGTGAAGCGCGGGTCGAAGAAGCTGCTCGAAGCGGCCAGTCCGGACGCGATGTTGACCTATGACATGTTGGTTGCGGAGTTCGGGATGAAGGCTCCGCTGGAGCGTGAGGCGTTTGATGTGGCGAACATGGGCAAGGACATGCGAAACTACATTAGGGCCATTGAGCGGCGCGGAGAGGACATCCTAGCCACGCCTCGGTTAAAGGTGTCCACGTTCCACGGGATGAAGGGCGGCGAGGATGATAACTGCGCCGTGTCTTTGGGCAGCACATGGGCTTGTGTGAATACGGATTTTCCGGATGACGAGCACCGAGCCATGTACGTTGGTATAACCAGAACGAAGAATCGGTTGTGCATAATCGATTCCGACGAAAGGCACAGGTACGACCTATGAAAGATAAAAAAATAACTTTGAAAGAATGGCACGAGATGACCAAGCTTGAGATGCGGGAACCCGTCTCAGACAATACAAAGGATGAGGACATCGACGCCGTGCGTTTTACTTGGGATGCGGAGAGCGAAACGTTTGTTGTGGCAGGATATGAGGGAGTTAAACATTGAACTGCTGGCATTGTAAAACAGAATTAATCTGGGGCGGGGATCACGACTGTGATGACGGACCCGAAGAGTTTTTAATGGTGACAAACCTTTCGTGCCCAGAGTGTGGAAGTTTTGTTTTAGTTTACTATCCAGAGGAGGATACCGATGAAGAGGGATGAGGTTTTAAAGACTGCAAAGACCGCGATCAATGGTCAAAGGGCCAAGGATTATGGTGACGCATACGATAACTTCACGCGGATTGCTGATGGTTGGAATCTTATTGTGAAGGAAGCGCAGTGCACCAACGGGTACATCACTCCGCAGCATGTTGCTTTGATGCTCGACTGGATGAAAACAGCGAGGCTACTGCACAACTTGGATTCCGCAGATGGATGGGTGGATAAGGTTGGCTATAGCGCGTTGGGATCTGAGTGCGGGGATCGTGAAAACGAAATACAAGAGCGGTTAAACCTGTTCATTGGAAAGGTTCCGAATGGCAAGGGATAGAAAAGACAAGAAGACTGTGGATCTGGTTGCTCGCATGGAGCTAGGTGAAAACCTTGATCCGGATTGGAACATTCCATCCGAGTACCCTGACCTGCGGGGCTACAAGTCTATCGCCGTGGATCTGGAAACGAGAGATCCAAACATTCAAACCTTGGGTCCGGGCTGGGCCCGCAACGATGGCAACATCGTGGGGATTGCAGTGGCTGCGGGGGATTACAAGGGATACTTTCCGATCCGCCACCAGAACGGGCACAATCTCGATCCGGACATGACCATGCGCTGGTTTAAAAAACAGATGGCAACTCCGGACATCCAGAAGGTTATGCACAACGCGACCTACGATGCGGGTTGGCTGCGGGCCGAGGGGGTCGAGGTGCAAGGAAAGCTAATCGATACGATGATTGCTGCGCCTCTGGTAAACGAGAACAGGTTTTCCTACAGCCTCAACAATCTGGGCCGTGATTATATCGACATGCGCAAGGACGAGCGGATGCTGCGGGCTGCGGCCAAGGACTGGGGCATTGATCCCAAGGCGGACATGTGGAAGTTGCCGCCCAAGTTTGTTGGTGCGTATGCCGAGCAGGACGCTTTGATGACGCTTAAACTCTGGGAGTATCTTCAGATCGAACTCAGTAAGGATGAGCTCGGGCATATCTTCGAGCTTGAAACCAGCCTGATTCCTATGATGCTGGACATGCGAGCCAAGGGTGTGCGCGTGGATCTGGACAAAGCCGCTCGGGTTAAGAAGGATCTGGAAGGGAAAGCCAAGCAGGTCCACAAGAACATCAAAGACAAGACAGGCGTAGACATCCAGCCGTGGGCCTCGGCCTCAGTCCAGAAGATGTTCGAGGCGCTGAACCTGCAATACCCAACAACGGATGCGGGCGCTCCGTCCTTTACCAAGCAGTATCTGTCCTCTCATCCGCATGAAATGTGCCAGCAACTGGTGCGCTTGCGTGAACTGGACAAGGCCAGTAGCACGTTTGTCGAAAGCATCCTGCGCCACGAGCACAAGGGCCGCATCCATTGTGAGTTCCACCAGCTTCGATCTGATGACGGGGGCACTGTAACAGGGCGGTTCTCTTCTTCGAACCCCAACCTCCAGCAAATCCCGGCGCGAGATCCGGAGATCAAGGCTGCAATTCGTGGCTTGTTTATTCCAGAAGAGGGAGAGAAGTGGGGATCGTTTGACTACGCTAGTCAGGAGCCTCGGCTCTTGGTTCACTTTGCTGCGTCCATGCCTGACAATCTGCGCCACCCTATGGTCGATACGATTGTCGAAGAGTACCACAAGGGCGATGTCGATTTGCACCAGATGGTGGCAGACATGGCAGGAATCAGCCGCAAGGAAGCAAAGACCGTGAACCTTGGGATTATGTACGGCATGGGGGTGGGCAAACTTGCCAACCAGCTATCGATTACAAACGACGAGGCCAAAGAATTATTGGAAACGCACCGCCAGAAGGTGCCGTTTGTCAAGCAGCTTGCCAGCATTGCTACGCAGCAGGGAAGCACGAAGGGTCAGATACGCACTCTGCTGGGCCGTAAGTGCAGGTTTCACCTGTGGGAGCCTAGATCGTTCGGGTACAACAAACCCCTGCCTCACGACCAAGCACAGGCGGAGTACGGTATGGGTATACGCAGGGCGTTTACATACAAGGCGCTGAACAAGTTGATCCAAGGATCCGCCGCCGATCAAACCAAGCAGGCCATGGCCGACTGCTACAAGGAAGGATTGCTTCCGCTGCTCACGGTGCATGACGAACTCTGCTTTTCTATTGAGAGCGATGAGCAAGCTGCGAGGATCAAGGACATTATGGAAAACGGCCTGAACGATGTGCTGCTTGTTCCATCCAGAGTGGATCAGGAGCTAGGAGATAACTGGGGCGAGGTGGGTTAATTTCCTGGTCCTTGCCTCTGCGCGATCTGCATGTTTTTCAACGCGTCTAATGGGTTAGAACCCATTACTGCGGCTAAGAATCCTTGGTCCCTTGGTGGACTTTCCTGAACGAGGGGAGCAGGAGCAGGAGCAGGAGCAAGAACAGACTGAGGCGCAGGGGTTTCCACGATGGGCGCTGCTACCTCTGGCTCTGCTTCGCCTTGAAAAAAGTCTATCGCGGGCGCTGCTATTCTCGCTAATCGGCTATTCGCTTGATTAACTTCAGCTTCTCTTTGAAGTCTCTTGGTTTCTAGTCTTGCCGCTTCTTCTTCCGCGAAGTTCAACGGGGACAACTTTTCGCGTCTTCTGTCGTTTGACATTTGATTTAGCGTTGACCATGGTCGTTGATTGACAAGAAACGTTTTGTCTTCGTTTCTCATCTCCCGTTTAGTTTCTTTAATGACTTCTTTAGATGCCAGACCGGGCCAAAACTCGCCTTTCATAATGGAGTTAAGCTCTGCCCCACCAAGATTTGCCTGCTTTAACTGTGCTCTAATAGCCGCCTCAGAGGTTTTCATTTCTCGTGCGGCCTCCACATAATAGTAAAGCTGGCTTTGCGCTCGATATAAATTATCAAGATAGCCGTTCCAAGATTCTAAAACATCTGCTTGAGTTGCATCAGCACGTTTAATGGTCCGTGTAGCGAGGCCCTTGGCTGGGTTACGAAGAGAAGTGTACTCCGCGCCGCGGAAGGTAAAATCTGTTCGGTTGTTTACTACAATAGGAGTAAATCCTGTGGCGATTCGGGCAATTTCTTCTTCGTTTGTATACTGTTGTCCTCGGGTCCCAGGAATACCAAGTGCCGCTCTCGCCGCTCGGCCAAACGTCAACTCTCCGCCGCGTTCCTCAACGACTAAACGAGCGTACCCCGGCAAATATGCTCCCAGAGTGTGTACGACAGATTTTTTCAACTGATCCCCAACGGGTTCCCCTTGGATATAAATAGGAGCCCCGGTTTCAGTCTTGCCGCCACGACCGATCCACGATTCAGGCAGAACATCTAAAAGTCTTTCCGCAAACAAAGAGGTTCCCGCAAAGGGCTCTGATAGTTTGGTAAGGCCCGCCCACATTCCGTTTGTGATTTGTGCGGCTGCCGTTTTATCCAACTCTCCCGTCTGATTAAATTCTCGAATCGCAGCGATAGCAGGTTCTCGAACAAAACTATGCGGGAAGATGTAGCTTTGATTAAACAACTCCATCTTGCCACGCTTGTCGTTGCTCAATACCCCGAGGTCACTACCGCTATAGAAGTCCGCTGCTTGTACTCGCGCCGCCGCCATCTCTTCTTCCGAGGTCCCAGTTGCGAGCATCGAGGCTTTGGTAACAGCGTTGGGGGAAACGTTAGCAATAGCGACATAGGACAAGAGACGTTGAGAACCCATGCCTCGGACTTGTCGAGCGAACGCTCTTGCCGCTGCTTCGTCTCCTTTGAATGCTGCAATTAAGTTATCGTCTACTTGAAACGAGAGCTCGGTCAGACCTCGTTGAACAGTGTTGGCCGCATTCCTAATGTTTTCTGCGGCAAAAGATGTAAAGGCACCAAAGATTGGAACAGCGTCAATTTTTTTAACCAACTTACCCACGCGGGAATACACAGGCATCAAGTCTTTAACTGTGTCTCCAGCCAGTGTTAGTAAAAAGTTAGAGGGAGAATCGTCCAGAGCCAAAGAGCGAGAACGCTTTGCCAACCCTTGACTCATCATCGAGTCTTTAAACGCTTCAAAGTTAAAGTTCTTTGGCCGACCAACGTCCACACCAGCCTTGCCCAGTGCTGTCGCCATTTTGCCTTGCTCGGCAAACACGCCAAGGATTTTAAAGAAGCTATCCGAGTTACCATAAAGACTTTCAAGCTGTCGCATAAACGGAATGATACGACTAAACCCATCAAACCCTGCTTGTAGACGGCCTCCAGCACTTAGGTCTTTCGACAGTTCTCTAAAGTCTCGTAACGCGCTGCTCACGAGGTTGGTATCCATGACCCCTAACGCGCCGAGTTCTTTTGTAAGTTTGTCAAGAGCATCATCGTTTAGACCTTCGACATTAGCCGACACAACTCTAAAGGCATCCACCACATCCCCGCGGTTGGGCAGCATACCACCCTGACCCAATGCGATCACGTTTCCAAAGATGTTTCGAATTTGCGAGGCCAGATTAGGAACGATGGTCATGCGCTGCGCCTGCCCTTTAAGAATGGCACCAGTCGCAAGAGCCGCGCCAAGGTCGTCGAGTTGCAACCTAGCGGGGGTTGTTAATGCCTCTGCCGCTGCGGGAGAAACATACATGTTGGTGATAGCCCCGAACGGACCCAACACAGATGGATCCCCCTCGACCTGGGACAATTGAACGTACCCGCGTTGTAGCAAGCCTTCGGTCAGTTGCGCCGTTTCATCAACAGCCTGCCCCGTTAGTCTGTCCGTTACTTCTTTACCCGTGTCGTCTACGGTTGCTTTAAACAGCAAGCCACCATAGCCAGAACCCGCAGTGTTTACGTTTTCGGCAAACGATTTAAATTGTCTCGCAGCGTCTTGCTCCGAAAGCCCCTTCGCCATCCTTTCGTCCAGAACCGCCCGAGCAGCGGCAAACGCGTCCCGAGCAGAACCAAACCGTTCCGCCGCAGTAATCGTAACAGGATCACGCACAAGACCGGGAAGTTCCTTGTCCCCCGCCTGCAAACGCAACGCCGCGTTAGCATCTACCGCAACGTCATCCGCCATGTTTTTGTAAAACCTAGACGCAGCATACGCATTCGCCGTGTCCGTTATCGTGTTATAAAACATGGTCTTAGGATCTCGGACCTCGCCCATAAGTTCTCGGACCGCACCGAGATTATCTAACTCAGCGACCCGCTCGATAAAAATAGAATCATCTAACTGAATCCGCTGACCGGGCATAACCACTTGAGCGTTATTAGCTCTTTTCAACGCCTGTATGCGGTTGTTCAACGCCTGTTGAGGAGTTACCCCGTTGCCCACATCCAGCTTTAAATACCGAAGTAAACGCAATTCAGCAAACCGATCTATCTGATCGTCTGTTAGCTTGGAAAAATCAACGTAACCTGTTGGAGTGCCGTCAGGTTTGGTGAACAAAGGAAGAGCTTCTTTATAGTCCGCAGGAAGAATTTGTTTTAAATCATCTGCTTTAACACCACCCGAAAACGAGGACCGAATATGAGCCTTCATTTCGTCCAACGCTTTTTTATAGGCTGGACTATTCGATTGCACATCCAGATTGTTGTAGAAGTTTTCTGCATCGTCATACATGGCAAAACGTCTGCGCAGATAAGTCTTCCCCGCGGCGTGACTATCTCGAATTTCTTTCAAGGCGTCTTCTAACGGCTTTACATCAGACGGAGCGTATTCCGACCGAGCTTTTATCCGTTGAATGGAGTCCTCTAAGTCCAAAGCAATCTCGTCTTGTATCCGTAGATTTGCTTCTCGCATCGCTTCTACAGAACTTTTAATCTTTTCTTGTTTCCGTTTGCTAAAGTTTTTAGCAAATCCTTCAATGTCGCCTGTTTCAAACGCTTTTAAAAACTGCTCCCCAATTTCCTTGCGCTTTCTTTTGGACATCTTTGGAAGGTCCACCACACGAAACAACTGGTCTGTGGCGCTCTCATAATTCTGAAACAGATTTACAGCCTTGCGCTTTGATTCGTTCATCGAACCCTCTGCGTCAAACATCTCTTCCACAAAACGACTATGAGCATTTCCAGTGGGCGAGAACCACTGAGCAAACTTCTCTTTCACGGGTTCTTTCACGCTTCGTATAATCGGCGCTTTCCCCGCGATAGTAGTTGCTCGATCAAACACATCTAAAACCGAACGAGATAACAACGATGACGCTTCTGATACTCCCGGCACTGAGCCCACGGCCCGTGCTCCTGCGCCCAAAACGGGAATACCAACATCAAACGTAAGACTGGCAAGACTACCTTCAAACGCTCTACGGCCCTTGTTTTTTAAACGACCCATGGCAAGGTCTGTGCCCCCTAACTCTAACGTGTTTTCAGTCTTTAAAAACTCAGGAGCAGAATCAAACGAGTCGGAAATAGTGGGACGACCATCGGGCGTAACCAAAGCTTCGAAGCCGCCCGCGGCAAGCGCCGTGGTTCCTATTAACCCCGCTCTTGTTCCCACTAATTTTTTACCAGCGTCGGACTTACCAAACGAATCCGCCGCTTTAAAAAATTTACTTTTGGCTTGGGTTCGCGCTGCTCCTCGGGCGACTTGATTTGCTCTGCCCAACCAACCTGCGATAGGAATAAACCCTAGACCGAAACCCACAATCTCCTCGGTAATCTGACCGCCCGTGGTGCGAGGATTGAGGTCGTTGTCTTTACGAAACTTCTCGAATGAATCTGATACTCCACGAGAATACTCAGTTCCAAAAGCTAGATCCGCGGCCAATGCTCCGCTTTCCACCAAGCCTTGAGCTATCATTACAGGCGCAGCTTTAATACCCCGTCCTATGTCTGTGAGTTTAGACTCTTCGTAGGGGGCCATCAGCCCCTTGGCTTGATCAGCTAACCTATTGCCTGTGTCATCATCCCCAGCGTCGTAGGCAGCAATAGCAGCAGACTTTAACTCATCGAACTCAAGAACATCTCGGGCTTGATCTGCCAGCATGTTTCCGGTTTCGTCATCCCCAGCGTCGTAGGCAGCAATAGCAGCAGACTTTAACTCGTTGTATGTTGGCATTAATCTTAGCTACCCTTTTTCTGCCGCTGGTCAAACTTTGTTGCCCCGTCCGTTTTACCTTGGTTGTTAGACGTATAGCCCAGGGATTTCATAAACAGCGTTATTAGGGCTGGATCTCTCGCAACACCTCCAGAAGAGGTCATTTTCTCAAACGCTTGATCTGGGGTAAGACCGCCGCTAGCTGGGTCTATATACAGGTTATATTCGGCCAACAGTGCTTTACCAGTTGCTGTAGACAAGAAAGCTTTACCAGGAGTATTTGCTGCATCTGTCTCAATCTTAGCAATTTCCAAATCCGTGCGAAGTTGATACTCCTTAATAAGCTCATCCATCCGCTGTCTGCGAGCCGCTGCCGCAGAATCCAACTCAGACGCTCTATCAAACGCCGCAAGTTTAATGCTGCGATCAAGTTCTGTGCGCTCTTTGTCCGCCGCAGCTAGACCCGCGATTGCCGTAGAGGCAGCGGCGTTTAGGTTAGCCAAGGCGTCCGGACTTTGGCCCGCGGCTAGCGCAGTAAAGAACTGCATTGCCATCAGGTTAAATTCTTTCTGCTTGTCTCGTTCCCCAATGCCCAAGAAATCTTTTAAGAACTCATACTGCGCCTTAGTAGCTTCCTCAATGGAAGACGAGCTCCCCGCGCCAAGGTTCGCGCCGATTGTACCAGGGAGACTTGCGCCCGGATCCTTAGAAGCTTCTGCTGCTGCTAGGGCAACCCCTTCCAGATCTTTAGCCGCATCTGGAGTATAACCTGCGGAGCCCAATGCGGCAGCACTCTCAGCCTTCGGATCGTTCTTCTCTACCGCTTCTAATAAAGCATCCACATCAACTTTTTCTGGCGCAGCAAGATCAGGCATCCCGGTCATTTGTTTGCGTTCCGCATCCGCCATCTCTTGGGCGCGTGTTAGTATATCGCCTTCCGTTGCGGCTGACGCCGCTTCGGATGCTTCCGAAACTCGTTTTTCTGCCGCAGCAAGATCTACCGCAGCTTCTGAGGATAAGGGAACACCGCCAAACGTTTGGTCTTCTACAACCTGTTGTTGCTGTTGTTGCGCAATAGAAGCCTCATTCTTTAATCGTTCCGCTTCTTGTTGTTTAAAGTCCGCAGAAGACATGAACTCAGTCACCATCTTTGACCGCGCATCCGTTGAAAGAATAGGGTCCATATCCATTGTGAAGACCTGATTAGTTCTTTCGTTAACAAGAAAAGGCATTCCTTGAACTTGAATCTGACGAAGGGAAGCGGGATCTTCCTCCGGGGTCATGGACATAAGGGTTTCTGCGGGTGTGGGCATTGTCATCCCGGCTAAGGCTAAGGACGCATCCTCTATAGGTATGCCTTGATTTTCCGCGACAGAGCGACCAGCCATAATATCTTCCATGGACTTCGTCGGTGTAAACGAAAGCGACGGAGGATTAAGACTAATCTCACGGAGCGCATCCTCAATCGGATTAACGGACTGCGCACTCTGGACCGTGGTCCGGATTCGGTCCATTAACGAGGGCTGCTCCCCGCTGGTTATAGGAGCACTCTCCAACACCACCTCTTCCGGTGCCGCCTGTTGCGTTTCCATCATTCGACTGATGCGAGTACCAAGGATCGTTTGCGGACGAGCACGAGTTCTAACTCCTGACGGAACCATAGACTCTTCTTCAACAGTAGCCTGCTGCATTAATTGAGGAAACCTGTCGTTTAGCATTTGCATCGTGGGCACATCCACTCGAACGTACTCATACTGATCTACTAAACCCGGAATGTTACTAACGATATATGAAAGCTCGACGCCCCCACCATTAGCAAACCTCATCGCCTCGCCCATCAACTCCGGAGAAGACCGCATAATCCCACCCATCGCCGCAAGCTGCCGCCGAGCATCTTTGTTCCTAAACAACTTGCGATTCTGAACGTTCATAAGAAACCTCTAAGATCAGTTAAAGTAGTTGTAACCAGCGCCCGCTGCGCCAAAAGCTCCGCCAATTTGAGTGTACGGATTAGGCATTGAAGGCATCGTAAAGGACATCGAGGAAGACGGAGTCCCCGCAAAAATATCCGAGTAGAAACCAAGCTCTTGGTATGGCCGCATGTATTCTTGGTACTGATTCTGACGCAACGCTTCAAGCTCCCGCTGACGTTGGTCTTGCTGGTTCTGACCCATGCCGTAGAGCATGTTGATGTCGCTTTGCCCCATCTGCTGCCCCAAGCCACCTAATTTAGCTTGCGCCGTTCCTACGTTGCCTAAGCCTCCAGCCAGTGAACCAATGCCTGTGCCAATGTTAGCCATACCTGTGCCCGCGCCCATGGTTGTGCGACCAATGTTAGCCATACCTGTACCAGCGCCCATGGTTGTGCGACCAATGTTAGCCTGCTGCCCTGCAAACTGGCCCATTCCAGTAGCAAGGTTTCCAAATGCCTGTCCCGCTGTCTGCTGACGGCCTTTCTGAGACTCAAACGCACTGCCCGCACGGTCCATAGCTTGTTGAAACCCTTGCGATCTTAGCTGGGCACCAAACTCACTGGCATCTCTTGCTGTCTCTTGACCAACCCGGCGCGTCTCCAGATTCGCACGACTTGATCCTCCTAGCGCCGCTGCACCCAAACCACGGCCCCGCTGTAAATTTCCAGCCTGTGCGCCTTGTTCTTGGATGTCTCTTTGCCCAGCTTGTACAACCTCTTCAAGGTACGGATCCATGAACCTTTTATAACCTTGACCTCTAAAACGGTCTTGAGATTTGCGTAGAGCTTGAGCCCCTTCTCCGGTTAACCTCTTACCTTTCATAAGATAGTCTTGCCCTGCTCCCGCTTGTCGTGCGCCTTTTTTAAAATATTGTGACCCTTGTCTCGCTTGTCGTGCGCCTCGATCAAAGTACCCTCCCGCATCAGCAAGAGTTCCTAACCCAGATTTATAAGCCCCCGCTGCGGAACCAAGAGTATCAGCGCCTGCCTGCAACATTGGCATGTAAGATCCAACGCCTTGAGCAGCCATTTTCATGGCTTGTTGTTGATAAGGGGACATTCCAGCAATTTGATACTGGGGCATTCGGCCCTTGCCCTGCTTAAACAAATCACTGGCGCTTTGCAGAATTTGTTTCTGGTACTTCTTTAAATAAGAAGGGATGCCGCTTGTTTGTGCCGCCATAATATCACCTATGCTCTAAGACTTCGATACAACATCGCCGCCGCTTGACCCCGAGATCCATTAGGGGCATTTCCAATAATTTGTCCCGCTAACTCAGCATTGCCGCCGCCTAGCTGTTCCAAATCCTTTAACGAAAAAACAACCTCGCCGTTAGATAACGCAGCCTCCCGAACAGGTTGCCCGTTCTGATATATCATCGCAGGTATGTCGTCAGAGGTTCCAGTGCCTGGACCTTGAATTAAACCACCCGCCGCTGCGTATTGACGATTTAAATCATCGTAATAAGCTCCGTAATCAGGGGTTTCAACTTCGATGCTGTCCCACTGGTCCGAAAGATAATCATCTAATTTTTGTGCTTCTGCCAATGGGTCTGGCGGATTCGCCACGCCATACGCAGTCATACCAAGCCCAAGAGCTTGAAGGATATTTCCGTAAGCCTTATCCCCTGTAAAAGCAGATTTAAATATGCCAGGAAGACCCTTGCTTGCCACTTCTTGGGTCGCTTCTTGGGCCGCTATCTGTCCTGTGCCTGCTCCCAACAACGATGTGAGCCCTTTTCCCCCGACCAAAGCACCGCTAATTCCACCAAGCGCCGCCGCTTTTATCGCATCTTGAGGCTTACCTCCTCCGAGAAGAGATACAATCCCCGCTCCGATGGCACCCCCAGCGGGGCCAAACAGGCTGCTACCAATAAGGCCTCCAATTACTGATAAGCTCATTATGCTTCTCCTTGAATAGGCTCGGGCGAAGTAACCGTTATCGAAGTGCTGCGGTTCTCAGCGCCTGTCCAAGCCTGTCCACAATCCGGACATGTTCCGTTCGGGTAACTTAAAACTTCTTCAGGCGTATCAACCGCATTCCCACAATTAATACAATGCACTGTATCAGAACTCGTGGATGGTTTCCAGAGAGATCCGTTTGGCATTGTAATTACAGTCATGTTATCGTCACCGTTGTTGTGCCGACCGATCCGGTGGCCGAGGACCCCCGCACATGTGGCGTGTTAATTAGCGTCACCTTAACAAACCCCGCCTGCTGAAACAATCCTCCAAGTTCCAAACCACTATCGTCCGTTTGAAGACTCGTGAGCACCAGTTCTGTGTGCCGACCCTCCCCAGCATTTTGCATCCGAGTCAAGTAAACAGTGAAGTCTTGCATCAAACGCGACAAGTATTCCGTGCTGTACTCTTTGGGGGGCAGCGGAAAAAACGGCAGGTTTGTATTGCGAGACATTAACGTCTCCCGTCAGGGCGCACATCCACCCTTGGTGTTCCTAAACGCCAAGTTACATCCGTTTGATTAGACTCCACGCGCACCGCAAACGACCTACCCCTAACTCGTATGTGGGCTTGATCAGTAAACTCCTCAATAGGAACTGTTGCCGTCTGAGAAACGGTTGCCGTGTTGGAAGTGTCATAGTTCGACCCAGGGAACCGTCTTGCTTTTATAGTCATAGACAGGTCTGGGGTTCCGGTCGAAGACCTGAACGTAACGTCGGGGATTAACCTGCGAACAAATACAAAGTTATCGCCTTCGCCAATCGAAACCTGACTTGATTCAATGTACGAGTTTATAGCAACCGGAGGGTTTTCAGATCCGTCGTTATCTCCAAACTCATGAAAGTACAGATAGTGGTCCGTAGATGCTGCAATCGGATTCCGCTCCGTACCGCGGTCCATCCAAGCGGAACGCCCAAGATTTCCATAGTACCAGATATTCTGCTGATAATTATATACAACGTACCGATCATTGTCCGTGCTGTTTGCCGAGGGATAAAACCACCAAACTTCTCCGAACGCTGCGTTAGATCCCGCAATGACCTTTCCCGCCTGATCGTCGTTAAAATCACTAAACACATAATCTCTAACGGTACAGGCCAACCTGTTTACTGCGCCGTTAAACATATAAAACTCCTTTTGACCCATCCAATAAACGGAATCCTCGACGTTTATAGCTGTCTGATTCCCGCGAATTGTAATGTTGTCGGAAATAAGATTAATGCCAAAAGTAAACGGGGGCCCTAAATACTGCATCGAATGAACAGAAACGTCAGTAAACACAAGAATCTGCTGGCGTGTTTCCACCGCAGTTACGATCTCAGAACCCGTCCCGATTAGTAAATCCCCAGCAGTGTTCGTAACTGTGGTTTCCCAGTCTCGAATGTTTCCCTGATCACAAAACCTGATCAGCAAAGGATCCTGAGTAGTGTCCGATTCAGGGTTTGTCCCAAAAGCAATCACATGCTTGTCCCTGTCCGAAACCAAAACCTGTTTGGCTACCACGGGTGGCGAGAACGTAGTTCCGAAAGCCGCAGAAGAAATGTCCACCGCACGAGTGGTTACTCCGTTTGTTCTGTCCCAATAATAAATACCAGCATCTCTGGGATTAATTACTAAATCCTCTCCGAAGTTATCATGGGACCAAGTGCGAAGACTTCGATCTGCTGCGCCAATACTCGCCGCAGAACCCCAAGTTCCCCGGCCCCAAGTTCCCGCTCCCCAACCTGTGCCAAAAACAACCGTGTCCTGCCCAGTTGGCACTTGATACGCACCCACAACGCTTGAACCTCCGTTGCCCGTGTCAGAAGAATTAGCAAAGATAATTGTAGGCGCATAACCAGTCGTTGAAGTAATCGAGTCTACCGTCGCAACATCTCGTAAATTTATCGTGTAGTTGTTTTCGTCCACAAGAGTAAAGATTTGGTACTCTTGATTTAACCTGTTCGCAGTGGCTTGGCCCCCTAGCGTAGCCGCCCCGCTAAACGTTACAAAATCGTTAGGGTTACAACCGTGACCCGTATCAGCGACTTTAATAGTAGAACAATTCACCGCTGCTCCAGAACTGTGGGCCGCATCAGTTGTTCCATCCAACCCACGCACACAGTTCGTCAAATCGTTGCTACTAATTCCGTTATACGAAATGGTTTCACTTTCGATTTGAATAATTCCAACAGAAGGAAACCCAGACGCACTGGTGAGTGTTATCGAAGTATCACCAGCACTTACGTCTGACGCCAAAGTGTTAGCACTCGCGTCAAAAGTTACTTCTCCCGCTGCTGTTGTGCTGCGAATTGGAGTAATATCGTAATATGCGCCGCCTTCGCTTATGTAGTATTTTAGGTGAGTCCCCACACCTATAAAATTGTTTCCGTCAAGAGCCGTCCACCCAATTAAAGATCTACACGTTCCAAGAAAATTAGCGTCAAAGGTATGCTCCCAACCTCCGATTTTTTCTGGGACCCCAAACCGGAACCTAACTTTATCACACTCGTACCAGCCGCCCTCGTTGGAATATGAGGTGGTTTCTTTGTTAATTCCTGGTCGAAACTGTAATTTTGTTAGCGGCATTTTAAACTCTCCTTGTGTTATATTCGACTCAGATCGAGAGTTATCCAGCTTCCAATGCCGCTACTTTAGTTTCCAAGACTTCGATCTTAGCCATAGCTTCCTGCAATGCCTTGATAGCTTTCATATACAGCACCGAATATTTTACAGAAAGAAATTCTTTTTGATTTCCGTCTGCATCCAAAACTGGGTTATCCTCGGCATCAGTTTGGAAGACTTGCTTAACCAAGCCATTCATTCCAGAAGCTTGAAGGTCTTGAGCCATAACACCTAACATATTTGGTGCATCTAACTTATCTTCGATCATAGAGTAGTTCTTAAACTGCAATGCTTTGATGTCATTCCACTGAGAACTAGCAGCTACAATGTTTTCTTTCAGGCGTTCATCTGATGTAGAACCGTAGGAGTTGGTTGCTGACAAAAAGTCACCATTTTCTTCTATTTCAGATTTAATCGTACCTTGACGTTGGTGTCTAAATACATAATCAGCGCCAGTACCATCTCGTGCGGAGATGGCCGTATATGTATCATTGCTTCCACTGCCTTGGTGATATATAATAACACTTTCTTCAGTAGCAGTATAAACATTGCCATGACTTCTACCTACTCTAATACCGCCAGCCCTGAGATATATATCACCAGTATCATCAAGTTGCATCGAGCCTTCACTGCTGTTTTCATACGCATTAGATACGGGATAAAACTCTAAACCTGCATTCCCTGTACTATCATCTGCAGTAGCAATCATGCCACCAAATTTATTGACGGAGTTATCGTTGGTTTTAAATAAATAACCGCCAACGTAATCACCTGCAACAACAGTAGTATCTGATCTTCCTGCAACAAACTGTGTGCCACCACTAAAATAATTAACAAAGCTACGTTTATCGGGGTTGTGTGTCTGTGGGGTATGGCTGTCGGGGTCAGATACAGACATACCTATGTTGCTGGTAGAACCCTCTACGAAGAAAGCATGAGTATCGGCATCACTTTCAACACGAAAGTCTAAGTCACGACTATCATCGTTAAATACAGTTTCAGTGGCGTTCATAGTTATACGATCACGAGTAGTACCTGCGAGCATAGTTTTTATTGTTAGTGTTCCATCTTCAGTACCATCTGATGCGTCTGTAATTTCTCCAAAAATAGTAGCAAATTGTGTTTTCTCGGAAGCATCATTTAAACCATTAAATTCCATTCTGCCTATTAAATCACTGTCAGCACCTGCTTGTCCCGGATTTCTGTAAAAGTCTAAGAGTGGACCTGCACTAGCATCAGTATCAGTAGTCTCAAGAATAATGTTTGCATCATTGTTGGTTTTAGTAAACGTACCAGTACCAACAACACTTAACGCAGTAGCTGGGCTATTTGTACCTATTCCACAGTTACCATCAGCACCATTTACAAAGAATGCATTTGCATCATTATCACTTTCAACCCGAAAGTCTAAGTCTAGTGACGCCTCGTTAAATACAGCCTCTGTAGAGTTAAAATTTAAACGTGTCCGATTAGTGCCCGCAAGCATAGTGCTAAGAATTAATTGACCGTCTTCAGCACCATCAGTTGCATCTCCTATTCTACCTTCAATTTCAGCATACTGAACCTCGTTTCCAGCTACATCCTGTGCACGATAATGAATCGTGCCAATGACATCACTTGCTGCACCAACAACATCTCTAAATAGTCTAAGTATTGGACCTTGAGAAGCATCTGTGTCTGTAGAGACAAGACTTAAAGTATCAGAGTTATCATTTACAGTAATAGTAGATCCATCGGTAGCAGTAAAACCACCTGTAATGTCTACACCTGTATTAGTAGTTGCTAATTTTACCGCACTGCTTCCACCAGTCGCAAAAGACAGTTTTGTTGCTCCGGTTGAACCGTCTGCCATAATATAAGTAGCTCGACCCCCAGAACCATCATCTGTCTGTATTAGAATATCCTTATCAGCTTCGTTATTTTGAAGCTTTAGATCCCCTGCTTCGTTAGAAATAATGGCGTTTGTGCCGTCATGCTTGGCTTGTAAAACACCAGAGTTAAAACTCCCTGCTTCCAAATCCTCTAAGGCATTATACGCATACGAAGCAGATGCGCCCGCTCCGGTAAACCGAATAACCGCGTTGCGACCAGCAGGCAACTGATAGTCTCTGCCAGCGTCGTATGTCCCTTGAAACAAAAACAACGTTTGATTGGTGCTGTTCTGGATGTGAATTACTTTCTCAGAATCCGCAGGAGTCAACTGCACATAGGTATCACCACCAGGAGTTCCCGTAAACTCTACAAAACGATTACGACCGTTTGAAGTAGAACCGTCAGTTACAGGCAACGTGTTTGGACTTCCCGTACTACCTGTAGAACCTAGCGCCACAGAAATCTGACCATCAAGAGACGTATCTAACAAATCAAAGTTAGTATTCGTCGTATCGCCCCAGGTTCCAGATTGTTCGCCCGTTGCGATTTTTTCGATACCGTTATTCGTAGTATATGTACTAGGCATGATCCCGTCCTATGCTGCGTTTTCCCAGTTTGGATCTGGGGAAGTTGTAGACACATCGCCCCACTCAGGAGATTGTGTAGGTTGCGTCTGAGTATAACTCGGATTTTGATTTGGCACAATACGAGCAAACCCAGACGACTGACTTGGTTGTACGACGCTGTAACTCGGATCTTGATCCGGAACAATACGACCCCAGACCAACGGTGTGCTGGTGGCTCCTGTTGCAGAAACCCCCTCAATGTTAACAAGAGCCGTCCCTGTTACAGATACAGAGCCAACACTAGCCGTAGCTGCTAAACCCGTGACATCTATAGATTGACCTAATTCAACAGATACAGAGCCAACACCGCCAGTAGCCGCTAAACCCGTGACCGCAACGCTGGCGGTCCCTGTCACAGATACAGAACCAACACTAGCCGTAGCCGTTAAACCCGTGATAGATATGTTTGCGTCCGCAGTAACCACCGCAGAACCAACACCGCCAGTAGCCGCTAAACCCGTGACCGCAACGCTGGCGGTCCCTGTCACAGAAACGGAACCAACACCGCCAGTAGCCGCTAAGCCCGTGACAGATATGTTTGCGTCCACAGTAACCACCGCAGAGCCAACACCGCCCGTGGCTTCTAAACCCGTGACGGGTACGTCTGCCGTTGCAACTACAGTTGCAGAGCCAACACCGCCCGTGGCTTTAGGTAGGTCCGTTTGACCCCAAGGCATCTCGCCCCAGCCAAAGCGGCCCCAGCCACCTAGAGGGACGACAACATCAGTCACTAGGCTATCCTAATAACCGCATTACTTGCATCCGCCGCTGGAAACACAACAGAAAAAGTTCCATTCGATGCCGTTTTGTCCGCGCCAAAATCCAACACTACTACGGAAGGGTCCCCAGAAGCAGAATCATTAAAGATCAAAGCTCCACGCGCAGTAAAAGATGCGGAAGACCACGATGAGTCAGCGAAATCTGTAAAGGCCGTAGTGCCAGAAGTAGCGGGATCAACTCTAGTCAAAGCGTTTCCTTTGGCCGAATACGCAGAGCCCGACGTATTGGTTATTTCGTTGGTACTGGTATACGCCGTAGTCGCAGCGGTGAACGATGCGCTGTTTGTATACAGTGCAATATTAAAGGTATTACCCCCACTGTTTTTAAAGTTATGCACACCTTCAAGAAGCTCTTTCTTAAAACTGGTACACATGAAATTTCCACTAAAAGCCATGTCATAGTCTCCTTATAAGTTCTGCAAGTTCGGGATGCCCAGCGTCTTTGAGGGCATTACATACTGTAGTTCGATCATTTTTTATAGCCTCATGCAAATAAAACTCTACAATTTTTTCAACCCGACCTTTGAACGCATGTGCCTGTGCTCTTATTGCAGGGGGAGCCGAATCTGATACAGCTACAACTTTATCCGAGCATCTCTTCGATATTTCTTCTGGAGTAAAACCTCGGTCGTTACTTGTGTGAACAACAACACCAAAATCTGAAGCTAGTTCTATCTTTGGTATCACGATTTTATCCTAACAATTTGACCAGTTCTGTACTGATCAGTAACCTCTTGCGCCTCGCCCATGTTTTTTAATCGACCCATCGCTTCTTGGAATCGAGACTGATACATCCCCATCGTATCCTGCTCGCCCTTCATATAAGTACCACACTCTATAAGCGAACCATACAAAAGAGCAATTTCCGCATTCTCACTTAACCAAGTGGTTCCTGATCCTGCGCCCGCTGTTATGCTGACTGGGCGATAAAAATAATGAAGATCCACAACATAATTAGAATTAGGAGTTGGACCTATAATAAAATTATCTACGTCAAATGACGCATAATACTTCGGCTCGCCAGTAGTAGCGGGATTTGGAGTGTACGTCTGTACAAAGTCTACGTCTTTAAACATGATGAAATTTGCATCGCTGTTTCCGTCCGTATACGATAAAGAAAAAGGCGCTAGAAAATCTGTCGGAGAGGACAAGTATTGATTTCCACTGGTCATTACTCCAGCTACGTTTTTCCGAAACAAGGTCAACTGCACACTCTTGAGAATGCGCTCTTCCGTAAGTCGAATAAACAACGGAAGATTGTTTACAAAACTTGTCTCGTCATTCTCAGAGTAGTCTTGAAGAGCCTGCTTTAGCTCGTCATATGTAAACGCCATACCTTGCTCCTACGACGTAGTCACAGTAACTGATCCAGCAGAACCAGTTGCAACTAAGTTATTTGGTGGTGTTACACCGGGAATATCAAAAAATCCAACTGGATCAAACCCATGTTGAATTGACCGTTCAGAAGTTAAATTTGACTCCGGTCTAGGGTTTCGCAACGCTTGTGGGTCTGGACCAACCTTAATGGGATAAAGCTGCGGATGCTTCGGTTCAAACTCATCGGGACCAACTTTCGCACCAGTCCACTCAACCTTCATCTCACGAAGACGATAGCGCCGACCAGATCGATCTGAAATACCCCAAGCTTTTTTACCAGAAGCGTATGCCATTTAAACCCTCAGATAACTCATGCTAGGTTGCAGTTTTAAAGGAACCCGATCTTCATCCTCGTCTGAAGCTCTTTGGAACTCTTCTTCGTATATAGACTTTAACATTTGCAACCTTTCAGGCGCACGTTTCATTGCTATATAGTAAGACAGTCCCGCAACCATACACGGATAGAACCTAAACGGCATATCTGTTGTATTAACCAGAGTATCAGCATCATCAATCCTGCGAACGTAATAGTACACCAATTGATCCGTTGAGTTCTCGGGAACAGGCCACAAGTTAATTACAGGCGTTATTTGCCGATCAAAGTAAAACTGACTGGTACGACCCGTCGTTGTTTTGTTGGGCAACGTTAAGTATTCCGCCCGACTTATGCGATCAATCTCGTAGTCGGTATTGTCCCGACGAAGAACCACCTCAAGAACGTCCACAACATCTGCTAGCAACGTTTCTTGCGCCTGACCCTGTGTCAATGTCGTAGTTGCCTGCTTCACTGTCCAAAGGTTCAGGCCTCGATTAGCCCACTCAGCAAACATTAGGTTAAGAGATCGACGAGCAGTCTTGGCGTCGTATCCTGTACGAACCTCCAAGCCGCAACGCTCAAACGCTTCCTCAATCAGTTCCCCGACATCAAGCTCAAAATCTCTTGTACCCGATAATGCCATTAGAACACTCGACCGCCATCACGCATCTTGCGCATTCCGCCACTGGTCATAGGAACATCACGCATTCCCATAGCCGAATTCATTTGATCAGCATTCATTCCATCCACTTGGGCACGAGGTTTAGAAACCATTTGTTTCACAGCTTCAACACCTTGCCGGATTTCAGGCATGGCATTTTGAATAGATCCGCCACCCTGCATCTCAGGGACTTCGCCACCGCGCATCATCTTAACTTTGCCGCCACGCATCATGCCGGGAACTTTGCCGCCACGCATCATCTTAACTTTGCCGCCACGCATCATCTTAACTTTGCCGCCACGCATCATTTTTTTCTTCGCTGCGCTTTTCATTGGCTCAGTTGTGTTTCCGTCTTTATCCAAATCAAGAAAATCAGGTTTACCTGGCATTTTATATACTCCTGTTTTTACGCGCCAAAATGTGACGCTCATATTCATCGGGCTCGTAGTTCTTATAGTACCCTAGTTTTTCTAACTTTGCAGCAGCATTCTCTAATTCGCTCCACCGCTGCACAAAGACCACCGCTTCAGTTTCTCGCAAAAACGATAAAAGCCAAATGTCTATGTCAGTCAATGTAAAGAAATTATTCAACGCCATGCAGCCATCTTCTAAGGATTGATAGCTTTTGCTGTAGCCATAGTCAAAAAACATCGAAACCTTGTACCCTCGATTGCAAAATCTTGAGCACTCCTCCACAACATCCGTCCACAGTTCCTCAGTAACAACCGTTTTTACTTCTCCGTCGTTTAACGCCTGCAAAGCATACGGACAACGTGGAACGTCGTTGTTGAACCTAGAAGGCTTTGATAAATCTGTAGCCCACTCTCTTATCAAAACACCCTCGCTTGTCCGCCTGTACTAGCCTTCCACTTGATTCGTTTCGACGATTTCTTTTTCTTCATTGCAGATGTACATTCCGACATAGTCGGACGACAAGCGGGGTATCCTTTACGCTTTTCGCCCTTTTGACGACCACACGGCTTACCCGTTTTGCAATCTACCCAACCTTTTCCATCGTTTTGAGAAAACCATTCCCGTAAAGAGTTTTTCTTTGCCATTAGAAACTCCTCGTGCGTTTCCTGCGGTTTTCTTCCACCATTCCACAACCGGACGCAACCATTCCACCAGGGGCATAACGCTGAACGGCTTTTCGCTTAGGGTTATCCACCGCCGTCATTAAGCCGCCCATCGCCGCTTTCTTAGTAGAGTTTCCCCAATTTGCGGCTCCCACCTTTCGGCACTTTGCTACCGCTCCGCTTGCGTAAGCCGAGGGCCAAACCTTGTACCGAGCCTTGACCTTTTTTGCGCAAGCGTCGAGCTTCTTTTTCTTTTTTGCCATTATTCCGTACCTCTGGTGGTGTGGATATTTGGAACGGCATTTGTCCACGACTTATCATAGTTTGCCTGCCTTACTAAAAAATCTTGCCACATAGGCTTAATCATTTTGTAGTTTTCCTCGACCCGATAAGACACAACAGCCAGATCCGATTTCATCACATAAAGTTGAGTTGAGCCCCAGCCCAAGAGTCCAACCACGATAACCGATGTTATATCCGAAAAACTCAACTTCATCACGTTACCACATCTTGCACGACCAATAACGGGCCGTAAGTTTGTCCAGCTTTTTTGTATCACAACCATGCCTAGCCCGAAACGATTTCCTGCGCTTCGGGTTTGATTTCTTAATGGTCATGTTGGCGTCCCCGAAACGAATAATCTTCTCGGTGCCTTTGTCACAAGCCTTTACAACAAACTTCTTCCCGCCAGAAACTTGACGTTTGGGCTTGTTGCACTTCATCTTAGCCTTGTCGATCTTAGCCATAGGTTTTACGAAGATATAAAATTACAGTATAAGTATCCGCAGAAGTGTGGCCCACTGTGGTAAAGTTAATGTCCCCAGTTTTGCCGCTTCCAGAATTGTTGGTTAAACCTCCAAAAACCGTATAGTTATGATCACCACTTTGATTTTCACCAAGCTCAATACAAAAAGCATCCGTAGTTGCATCCCACAGAATCTGCACTTTCATGCCGATGCACTGCCACCAGATACGTTCAATGGCAACCCCTGTGCAGGGATTGCCATCAGTATCAGTTTCCAACGCGCTTACGTCAACTTTAGTAACAGCAGATTCACCCGTGCCATCAGACACGTTGGTGAACTTAAAGGCCGCTGTTTTTCGCCCATCATAAATTTTTTGGGTCGTTACGGCGTCAGCCATGTTAGCTACTCCTCATGTTAGTTTAAGAAGCTACGTCATAGCCAGTGATTGTAATAACTAATCTACCCGCTGTATAAGTAGCATCGGTTGTTGCCCCAGCGGTTAAGTAAAGATACTGATCCGCCGCAATATCGCCACCAGCAACTAGACTACCCGCTGCTAAATCACCTGAGTTGATAATCAAAGTCTCAGTTAAATCAGAAATAGGAGTATCCTCCACACCTGTAGCTTCAGTAGCAGAATGCAGGTTAATATCTGGATCACCACCCGCTGGAGTCTCAAGGCACATCATAGTAACGCCGAACACCGTACCTTGGTTTGCCGTTGTAACGCGACCAATGTAAGCAACACCCGAACCGTCTTTACCAATGATGTCCCCAGCCGCAGTCGAGCGCAAACCAGTAAGGTCAATCAAAATAGTGGTTTTTACGATATTGACGTTTGTTGAAGTATCGCTTTTGAACCGCTCTACTTGTGTAACGTATACAGCCGCAGTTCCTTCGATGCCAGCACCGCCAGCAGCTTCAGTCGCCATTTTCGATCCGCTGGTAATCGTAATTTCACCAGTAGTCGCATTTTTAGATACAGTTTCAAAACCGTTTTCAGAACGCACTGGTCCTGAGAAAGTTGTATTAGCCATGAAGATCTCCTGTCTTGGCAAATGTCAGCCGCACCGTGCGGCTGTCAGGGATAAAAAAACCATACAGGAGAAATAGACAAAAAGAAAGGGGCTACCGAAGTAGCCCCCAGTTTGGGAGGAGGGTCATGAAACCCACCCAAACTATAGCACGTTTTACGCTCCGGGTGAACCGAATACTGCGCGTGGGTCGCTGAAGCCAAAGCTGTAGCGTTCACGAGCTTTAAAGCGCATGTTGCCAGTGTCGAAATCGGCTTCCATGTTTGTAGACAATGGAGTCCGTTCGAAGTGAACAAAGCCACGAGGCGCATCTGTTTTAATGAAAAACGCGTCAGGATCTGTCAGGAAATCATTGACGGCGTAACCGTCAGGTAACATCCCCATAGACCGGATAGCGTTTGTATCATTATCAGCAGTGCCAACGCGAAGGTTTGAAACCATCAAACGCTCTGCAACGAATTGCAGTTGACGCGGAATCATCAGTTTCATGCCACGAAGGGCAACCTTCAAACCACGCTCGTCAACAAAACCTGCGATATTGATAAGGGCATCTTCAAGAGATGTCTCGTTCAAATCCGCAGCAGTTGATGGTTCGTTAGCAAATGTTCCACCGTTGGTTAACGGGTGGTCCGTCGCACAAAGCGCAACACCATCACCGCCAGCAGTCGCGCCAGCAGTAAATGCGTTGTTAAGAACCGCAGCGGCCTTAACTTGCTTTGTGTGTGCCATAGAACGAGCCAACGCACGAGTGTAACGCGAACCAAGACGATCATACAGATTGTCTTCGATAGCTTCCTCAGTAATAGAGAACGCTAGTGCGATAGTTTCGTGGTTGTAACGAGCAGTGTACGCCTCGTTAGCGTCGTCAAAGTTTACAGCAGAACCTTCCGATTTGGTTGGTGCCGCTCCGAACCCACTCAACATAACTTCCTCTTCGAATGCTCGATCAGAAGATTCTGTTGTGTAGATCTCCGCGTGTTGGTTTTCGTACCTGTCGTACTCCATACCAAACAGCGCGTTGAGGCCCGGTTCTAGCTCTTTCGCTAGTTGTGCGCGAGAAATAGCCATTCGTTAGACCTCCTTATACGCCCGTCGTAGAAACAGTGCCCGCAGCAATGGAGCCAGTCGGCGCATTGAAGTGGTTGTTTATACGAACGATTAATGGAATACCAGCAGCAGTGAAATCAGAATTATCGGGGTCATCTTGAACGCCCATAATTCTTAAAGCCAACGTGTTGGTGGTTGCAATGGTGTTTAAATCCGCTGTCGCAGAAGATATCCCCGTAGTAGTCGAACCACTGTTCCCTGTTGCAAACGCAATGTTTGAGAACACAGCGGCACGAATCTCTGCTTCAGTGTTTGCCGCAGCAACTACGTTGGACGTAGCAATTGTGAACAACTGATTTGGATCATCGTACAAAAAGGCTTTGACAGGGAAGTTAGAATCCGCGCCAGAACCGGGCCAAAAGTTCGAAAAGATTTTTTCACCAGTTGTTGACGAAACATACTCACAACCTCCGAAAACTCCTACAATAGAGACATTCCCACCAGCCGCAGCTTGTAGGTCATCAATAACACCCCCAGCTAACGGGATAACCGCCATGCCTTGGAATATTGGATTAGAGTTGTCAGAAGCAATGCGGTATTCCGTCATTCCAGTGGAATTGGTCGATTGACCAATCTTTCCAATCGGTCGAAGACCGAAGGAACCATTAGAATTTGCCATAATAAGCTCCTATTTACAGCAATTAAAATTAATCGGAGTCTCTACGAGAACCTCCGAACGATACACGACTTTGCCGACTGTTTGTTATCGGCATTGAAGGATGTTGCTCCTTCATAAGGTCCTGATCTACCGCTGTCATTTGTTCGCGGGTTCTGCCCCCGTAATATGCAGTTCTTTCGTCCACTGTTTCAACAGGTATACGGCACAGCATCAGTCCGCCTTGTCCGATCACACCCTCATATCGACCCTCGTCAATAGTAGGCGCTTCGTAGTTTGGATACTCATCTTTCCGGACAGGTTCCCATCCTTCTCGCAGCTTAGAGTTGACATTCATTTTGTCCTCTTCGCCACGCATTGCAACTCGTATCCAACGATGCACAAAGCCATCTGGGGCAGTAGGTGCAGCAAGGTGACTGGGCGGAGCCCAGGGTTTTCTGCGCGTTTCTGATTCGCGTGTTTCGCTTGCGCGAGGTTTTCTGTCAGCCATAATATTAATCCTTCACAAACTTTGCATATTCTTCAAGCGGTACATTAAGACGTTTCGCCATCGCTATTTGTGACGGTGATAGTTTAACCGACCTGCGCCCTGATTTGTTACTGCGGGATGCTGAAGCAGCAGCAGATGCGACCTGTGCTCCACCCGATTTCTTCTTCGTCTCAAACTTATGAGGAAACTCAGTTCGTATGCGACGATCCACTTCAGTGTAATACTCTTCCGTCTCCGGGTCAAACCCTTCCTCTTCTACGAGCTTACGATGAATACCAAATGCCGCATACGTCATAACTTCGTCTGCGCCAAACCAATCATTTTTTTCTGCCCAAGCCTGAGCTTTGGGATCCGGAGCCGGGGCCTGTTGTTGCGGAGGCTGCTGTTGTTGCTGTACCTGTTGCCTCTGTTGAGGCTGCTGTACCTTCTGCCTCTCAGCACGAGCTTTAGCCAAGTTATACTTGTCTTTCTCAACTGCAATTCTAGACATCGCCTCTTGAGCCTGGAACATAGCGTCCGTATCGCCCGTCTCATGGGCTTGGCGATAAGCTTGTTTTACCGCCGCCTCTTGAGACTCTAAGCGATTTCCATACTCAACAAGATAGCCCTTGTCCAAATTATGCATCTGGCCTTTTAGCTGTTGGTTCTCCTGCAACAACTGTTGAGCCATTCGAACCGCCTCTTCGCGGTCACGCTCTTCTTTACGGTATTTCTCCGTAAGTTTTTTAATTCGAGATTGGACCTTGTTACTGTAGTTATCCAACTCGTCTTCTTGAACAGGTTCCGAAGCCTCTACCTTGACAGGGGCCTGCTCTTTTTCTACCTCCTGAGATTCTGAAATCTCAGGCTTATCCACTTCTACTTCTACACCCTCGTCCTCTACGAGATCTTGTTCTTCAGCCATTAGTGTCTCCTAAACCTGCTTAATGTCGTCGGGCTCTAAGATCGTAGCAATAACCTCATCGTCATTGATTATACGAACTTCGCCGCCGTCAATTTTAAATCGTGATCCCGAGTATCTACCGATACAGACCCACTGTCCCTCGGCGCACCAAGGTGATGCATCAGGGCCAAACTTGTCTGGATCTTTATACGCTAAAGGACCAATCTTTAAGACATACGCAACAACTGTGGCAACAGCTTCACGGTCCCTAATCTCATCTGGGATGTGCAAACCGCCTTGAGTCTTAGTCGCACCCTGATAAGGCATAACCAACACACGCCAGCCTGTGGGCTGCGGAAGTCTTTCAAGCAAGGGTTTTTCTAAAAGAGAAGGATCTAAAACCTTCTCGGTGGTATCAACATATGCGCTACCAACAGCAGAAGACGCAGACGCTTTGTCTGTCTTCGTTTTGTTCATTTTCTGCGCGACATGTTCAGGAAGATATAAGGTCTTCGACATCGTCAGCGTGGTTCTCCAGCAGGGCTTTGATTTCCTCACGAGCGTAGGAGATGCCCCGTATTTCCCCTACCATGAGTTTATAATGCTCCCAGTCTTTAGCAGCATCCATTCCCAGCGCACTTGCAATTTCTTGTTCGCGCTGATTAAGCAACTTATACATATATGTAGCAAAAGCAACAGCGTCCATTAAAGAATATCTCTGCTACTGTGTTCTGTGCTTGATGTAATAGGTCCACCGGATACCCACGCATCACACACTCTATTCGACGCACATTTAAATTTTAAAAATTGACAATAGCCTAAATCACCCGCGTCTATACTGTCGTAAGGATCCGCAACATCGCTTTCACCAATTCCTTTTGCGATACAATTGAGTATCTCCGGAGTTTGATTAAACGCGGCGCAATTTCCGCAACGACTTTCAATAGCCGCGTCCACACTTGTTTTGAACGTCTTTGCTATCTTTTCCCAAAAATCGTTGTTTTCTCCAGTTTCATCCAACTCAGGATTCAATGGGCCATACTGATATTCGTCTATAGCTTCTTGCCGATTTTCAATGTTCAACTTAATATCTTGGGTGGGGAGAGGGCATGAATCACCGCTCTCATCTGCCTCCATCTTGTCTACAGGCATTCCCTCCGGAAGAATTTTTATGACTATCGTGGTCATCAGTACGTCTCTCCGTCACCAAAGCCACTTGTCTGAGCCGCGCCGCATCCGCGAGCTCTACCACCGCTAAAAAACTTCTTGGGCTTCTTATCCAACATTTCTTCGAATATCTCAGGGTTTTTGCGAAGAAGTTTCTCCACCTCTTGCGCTACCGCAGTCTGTCCTCCCGCGTTGCGGCTCTTCGAACCGCCCATCGCTTCGTCTCCTGTGGCACCCTTTAAAAACCGTTTTAGTTGTTCTTCTGTAAAACTCGCCATAACAAGCTCCTAATCTATCAGTTCAAAATGGGGACCATCGATAAACGGACGACGACCCTGTGATCTGCGCAAATCTATATACGCGTTCATTGCTTCTTCCATTGTACCTTCCCACTTGCGAATGTCCATTGGATACGGCATTTCAGGTGTTCCCCACGCTGCGCCCCAGCAAATAGGAACATTTAGCTGGGTCGCCGCTTCTTTAATCGCATCGGCAAGATCATCATAAACCGAGAGTTCCCAACTCGCCCTCCCATTTATGAACGCCATGATATCGAAAGCCTTGCCCTCAAGGTGCTTAGACTTCATCGTCTGACTGGCCCCTTTAGCAACAAGCTCCTTCTGCTGCTCAATGGTTCTCATCCCCTGAACCACCCCGAAGTCGGTCTTGGTCAAAGTAATAGCCATCTTGATCACAGCCTGTAACCCGTCATCGATACCTTCAAGACGATCAAGGCTACGTCTGCTTAACTTAAACTCGCTCATATCATTTCCTTTTAAAAAAGGCTTGCGCCCCCCTCACACCAAAACTGGCTGAAATTGCAATTCCAAGGCTGTAAAAATACCAATCGGGCGCTTTGGAAAGCTGCGCAAACCCACGGTCAACCCAACCTTCTGCTCCCGGAATCCAGCATAAAATCAACGGGATAGACAAGATTACTACGAACCATTCGTCCTTCCAACTGGATTTTGCACCCTCTGCCATAATGCGTTCCCAGTCTGCCACGCTTGTCTTTTCAGACAATAATATCTGGGCTTTCGCCTTCGCCTCAGTAAGTTTTAGCTCCGCTTCGGCTGCGTTTTTATCAGCCTTGCCCTGCAACCATGATCCAGCAAGATTGGCTATCGGTCCTAATGCCGCGGTAAAAATACTCATTTTTCCGAACTCAACCAAACGGCTATCGTTCCCGTCATAGCCCCACTAACCACTGAAATCATCGCTGATTGTTGGGTTGATAAATCATCAAGCGTCATTCCCCAATTAATTACGCGAATGTACATCACCATCATGACGAACATCATAATACGGGGCATCAAGCGGTATTGCAAAATCTTTTCAAAGGTATTTGCCATGTTACACCTCTATGTTTAACTTCGTTCCCTGCGGTCGATCCGCATTAGTCTTGCGCCCAAACCTATCATAACTTTCCTGTAAGTCCAATCGTTGCTTTACAAGAGCCTCTAAATGGCTGTGATTGGCCCTGTGTTCTTTTTCTACCCTCTGCTCCACAAGATGCGTTTCTATGCGCTCACGGGCCCGCGTTTGGGCGTGTATGTCGCTTCCTACATTAAAAGGCATGTGCTGGCTTGCGCCCTGAATACCATCAGCCATTTTACCACCATCCTGCGCCTAAACCAGTCAGCCATGTGCCGCCGACTAAAATAGCCGCCAACATAGAAAGCAGTAATATCAACAGCAGCATTTCAAAGAATGCTGCTTTGCGCTCCTGCTGACGATATAGCGTCTCTTCACGCTCTTTCTTAATCTTGCGCCGTAGCTCCACCATTTCGCGCCATGTGCCATAGCCAAAGCGATTGTTCAGCATTTGCTGCAAGTCTTTTTCCTGCTCTGCTAGCTTCTTTTGATGAATAATAATCTGTAAGGCTTCTTGCTCTACTGATCCAGAAGCAAACAGTTTAGTGAAAATTGGCGGGTTCTTGCGTTGTTGCTCTGCCCTGCCAAGATCCGCCGCAAAACCATACCACTTGCCAAGCTGACCAGCCACATCTTCCAGTTCACGGCCCGCGTAAACCATTTTACGAACAAGATTAAATGCCTGAGTGGCCCCCGCAATAGCTGTTACCGGATCTATCATACACGTTCACCCACCTTGGCTACAGGAGGACACCGATAATCATACGGTATCCGTACAATCCGCGGGTAATGATAGTAAAAATAAGAAACGTCTCTAGGACAGCGGTACACACACGCCTTGTACATGTCGCCGCCATGCATCCCCACCAACACTGCGGTGAGAGCGCACAACACTAGAACTCTCCAACAAACCTCTGAGGTCGGGCTATCGGACTAAACCGCCTGTTCACCATACCGCCAGAAGAATATTTACTTTTACCCGCTTTGCTTAACGCAATAGCAACCGCTTGATCTTGCGGTTTCCCAGCAGCCATTTCTGTCTTGATGTTCTGGCTGATAACACCTTTAGATTTGCCTTCTTTTAGAGGCATTACTGAGTCCTCCGTATCATCGCCTCTCGTTGGACGTTAATACGATCACGGTTAACCTCGTTACGATCATCCGCAATCTGCTCTTGTAACTCTAACCGAGCAGAATCAGCAGTGGCCTGTTGAGCCATCTTCGCCTGCTCTAGCTGCAACTTCATCTGATCCAACTGCGCGTCACTCGCTACTTGTTGCTGTTTAATCGCCAACTCTTGCTGACGGATCTGAACAAGAGGATCAGGCATCGGAGGCATCGGAGGCTGAATCATCATCATAACTTGCTGCATCAACTGAGTTTCCATTTGAGCTATTTGAGCCTCTATCTGCTCAGGAGGAGGAGCCATTTGCTGAATCTGCATTATTTGCTGCTGCGCCATCTGAGGAGAAATAGCTCCCGTTTGAACCGCCAACTCTAGTTGCTGCATCTGCTCCTGCATCTGCTGCTCAACCTGCGACTGCACCATTTGTCTGGCCTGCATACCCACATGCTCAAATATATGCCCCACAAGTGTAGCCGATACCTGCGGGTTGCCTTGAGCAATAGGCATCTGCAAAAACGTAACGTGAACCTGAATATGAGCCTCATGATTCTGATCAGGGAAAGATTGCGGCAACTGACCGCCAAGCAACTGAGCATTCTCCAACACAGGATCCGTAGGTTGAGGCTCCGGTGGCGGAGGTAAAATCTCATCAATGTTCTGGATTTCCAGAGCCTGATACATTCTACGATACGCCTGATAAATGTTGTGAATCTCAGGATTAGCCTGCGCTAACTGCAATTGAGACTGCGCTAACGATACACGTTGCGCCATCGAGAAAATGTTTGGATCCGATACAGGTATAACATCTACCCTGTCGTCAAAGTCCTCCGCTTTAATCTGACGAGACGCACCCGAAACATCATACGGATACTCCGGAGGCAAGTTCTCCGAAAAAATACGCGCCAACAAACGAAACTCCGTTTTCTGCGCATAATGCAGCCGCTTGTGAATCGCGGACATAACCTTCGTTCCACGCTCCATAAGAGCCATGGTAGTGCCAACAGGCATCTCCTGACTGCCCTGCTCAGACAACTGATCCGCAGTCGAAATAAACCTGCGACCCTGATCCTGTATCGCTCCCAGCAACTGACCCAGCGTTGCAGAAGGCTCTTTGTACGGCAGCGGTATAATCGCTTCCCGTATGCTGCCTCCTGGCGCATCAATGTCCCGCCATTCCCCAGGCTGCAACGGCTCGTCGTCATTACGAACCCGCACCCCTCGCGCCTTGAATCCTGCTGGGAGATTGGCAAGTGTACCAGCATCGATCAACTGTCGAAGGATACTCGTTGCCGCACGACCAAGGCCCCCGATCATGTGAATCAAACCAAAGCCGTAAAAGCCCAGACCCGGCATAAACTTGTAATGCACAAAATACTGACGCTTGCGACTCGTCGGATCGTCTTCAGCATAATTGCGGCGTATCGAAAGAACCTCTCCCGAGTCGTGATCTATAGTCACAACATACGGAAGCTTCAAACCCGTAGGCTCTCCAGTCTCCGAAACGTCCTCAAAACCCTCTAAATCCAAATCAACGTGCATCTCCAAAACAGTATGCACATCATCGCTGTAATTCTTGGATATACCCTCTAACTCATTCACCTTCTGGCGAACCGGATCTTCCTCAAGATCCTCAGAACCTTTTAACTCAACATCACGGTAAAAACCCATAAGCTGCAACTTACGAATCTCGTTCTCATCCATACGCAACACATGCGTAACACGAGTAGCCGTCGCCAAATCAGACGCAGAATACGGAACAACCAAATCTTGCGCAGGTACAAACTTAGATACCGCCCGCTGCTTAGTCTCGTCGTAATAAACCTTCTTAAACGTCGAACCGCTCAAGGGTAAATAAAACAACATCTGATCAGTGTCCGGATCAAACTCCTCCATCACCTCAGTGATCTGGTAGTTCATAAAGTCCTTAACACGAGCCGCCTGCTCATCAGTGCCCAAATCCCGTAAACCAACAACCTTGGTCTTTACAGGGCCACCAGAGGGCAACATCTCCTTATACGCTTGAGCCTGAAACTGCGTAACACTCTCCGCAATCATCGGATTGGTTATCCCACTAGCCCCCTCAAACGGTACAGTGCGCTCCTCGTATTTAAGACCCAATAAGTCCAAACCCTTGGTATACGCCTCTTCCCACTCAGATCGAGAATCTAAATCCTCGTCGTATAATCCCCGCAAATCCGTGGATAATTCACCAAGTTCGGAATCCGACAACGCCTCCGCTAAATTCATCGTGTGGTCATACATCGGCTCTGGGCCCAACATTTCCGGAGCCAAACCAAGAGCCTGCACAACAGCGCCACCCACACCATCGTCCATAATCTCTGCCCCGTTAGGAAACTCCATAGGAACATCAATCGGAATCTCTAAATCAGGAAGTCCCGCCGTATCATCGAGGTCCAACCCCGGTGCAACCATGCTTGGTGGTAATGCCATCAGTAATACTCCCTTTTACGGGGCCTCCATTCAAGTTCGTCTTCTTCTTCGCCCTTCAAAGAAACAAAGCCTCCTTGTCGGAATCGCATCAGTGCTAACGTCATACTATCACAAAAGTCATCATGATCACCATTAGGAAATGAAACTACTTCCTCAATCACCTCATCCGTAAACTTTTTGTCCTCAGGTGCCCATACCATACCAGCTTCAAATAATGGCGCAACCATGTGCATCCTAGTTACCTTATCACTCCCTTTACCCGGCGAAAAGCCCAAGGCCGGAATACCGCGAAGCCGCAACTCGTCAATAAGTGGCATTCCCGTCGCTTTCGCTTCGACCAACACCATGTCTGGCTCCCAGTATTCGTGTTCTTCATACGCAATCTCCTTGAGCTCTGGAAAATTCCAACGCCCACGACGAGCGTCCAATAATACAATGTTGTCCGAACCACCCTCTTCCGGAGTAAATATCCCCCAGGTCGTAATCGCACTGTAATCCGCAGTCTGCTTCTTCGAAAACGCCGTGTCATACGACTGAATTATATACTGAACCGGAGGAATCTCCTCCTTCTCCCACATCTGCCACCATTCCCGCTTAATAATCGCGGACTCAGATGTGGTAGGCTGCTGCTGCCACTGCGCATTCCACTTGCCAACAGGCAAAGACGCCTTAATCGATAATAACGCGTCCTTTTCCCAAAATTCAGGCCATAAAGGATTATCACTAGGCATAATCGCAGGAAATTCCACAACTTCCCACTGATCCGACATCACATCACTGCCCTGCGCAGCAAGCAATCGACCAGTCAAATCCTTCTTACCCCACCGGGTCATAACCAAAATAATCGCACCACCCGGCTGTAACCGCTGCCGAGGACCAGATGTGTACCACTCATACGCGTTGTCAAACGCACTATCGCTTAACGCATCCTGTTCCGAATGAGGGTCGTCAATAATAAGTAAATCCGCACCACGGCCCGTAATGGCCGCGCCAACACCCGCTGCAAAATACTCCGCACCCTTGTCAGTGCCCCACTTACCAGCCCCCTTGTTGTCCTCTTTGAGATTAGTCTCCGGAAAAATCGATTTATACTCTGGATCATCAATTAAATCCCTTACCTTCCTACCAAAACGTACCGCCAACTCAGTATTGTGCGTAGCCTGAATGATTTTTAATTTCGGATTTCTACCTAGAAACCAAGCAGGCATCAAGTAACTTGCAAACTCAGACTTCGAATGTCGAGGGGGCATGTTAATTATAAGCCGCTTGAGCTCCCCTCGTGCAACACGTTCAAGCTTTTCCGCAATAATCCGGTGATGACGACCCTCGATAAAGTTGTCATACACATGATGAACAAACGGCATGAACTTTTCTTGCGCCTGCTCGCGCAAATCAAGCGTCTTCTTAGCCTCGGTTAAGGCTAAAATCTCCTTTAAAGCCTCTTCCGGTAAGGCCTGTAAACTCATTTATACCGAAAGAAATCTGAATAAGCAGGTAAACTGCCCACGCCAACCTGTCCGCCCGCCGCAAACTGTCCAGATCTGCGCATAAAACTAATGTCCTCAGAACCCGGTTGCAAAAATCCTCCGCCACCCACCGGAGGAGTGTAATCTATATACTCAGAAAGCGGGGGTGGAGGTGGTGGAGGGGGAGGTGGTGCAGGGATCTTAGGTTTTTCAGGCGTAGCAACCGGATCAATTACACAAACCTGCGACTCTGGATCCATAATATATCCATTCGGACACGGGTCCGCTGGTGGAGCAACAAACCTTGAATCGTCATCGTCATCGCGGGATCCACTAGCAGCGGCTTTTCGATTCCTCTCCATCGTATCTTTGGTCCGCTGAACATAAGAAGCTGCGTCCTTACGGCTATAGCCCGCGTCCACAAGCTTCTGCTCCATTTCATCAAAACCTACACCAAAAGTTTGATAACCCATGCCTATATCAGCACCGATATTCGACGCCAGACCAAGTCCCGCACCTATTATTCCCATGCCGCCCAACATGCCCGACTTACCAGCACCGCCGCCATCCATCATGTCCCGTAACCGCTCGGCATAACTAATATTACCGTCATTGTTGTAATCGAAACCATACTCATAGGCGGGTTTAGTAGGCCTCTTAGGGGGTCTAATACCGCCAGGAGTAGTATCAGTGTCAGTGCCAGTGTCAGTGCCACCAGTGCCACCAGTGTCAGTGCCGCCAGTGTCAGTAACAGGGGGAATATCAGGCCTCTTAGGGGGTCTAATACCGCCAGGAGTAGTATCAGTATCAGTAACAGGGGGAATATCAGGCTTCGTAGGGGGTCTAGTACCGCCACCGCCAGTGCCAGGGGGAGGAGTGGGCGGGCCATAACCGCCGCTATCAGGCGGCGCTGAAGGATCAAAACCCGGACCGTCATCGTTTCCACCGCTAGAAGGAGGAGTGGCCGGACCGTCGTCGTTTCCACCGCTAGAAGGAGGAGTGGCCGGGCCATAACCGCCACTATCAGGCGGCGCTGAAGGATCAAAACCCGGACCGTCATCGTCGTCGTCGTCGTCGTCGTCGTTAGAACCGCTGCCGCTGCCGATACCAGTCCCCTCACCGCTGCCATAACCGCTGTCGCCGGGAGGAAATGCAGGAATACCCATCGGGCCCTCAATGCCCATACCACCCTGCTCCATCAACAACGTCGCCTCATCAGGAGTTATATACGAAAGCATGTGAGGCTGACCCATAATGTCAGTCAGATGTGGAGGCTGCTCAATCGCAGAAGGCCGAACATCCGGAATAAACGGAGGAGAACCACGATCAATATTAAACTGTCGTACCTTGCCGTCCTTGCCTACAATTACCGCCATTAATAAAATCCCATCATCTGTGGCATCGATCCGCCATACCCACCATACGGCATAATACCCATTCCATAACCGGGCATCATACCACCAAGCTGCTGCGGAGGCTGCATCTGATCCTGAACCGCGTCCTCTAAACTTCCAACCCGTGACTCAATAGGCGCAGACGAATCAAACATCCCACCACTCGAAACCATAGGACTATCAAACAATCCACCAAACTGACTAGGATCACTCTTGTAATCCTGAACAAAACGCTGACGATCTTCCTTGTCCATGCCCAAACTCTTGGCAAACTCCTTCGGATCAAACGGATTCCTCGAAGGCTGCTGATAACCACCATACCCAAAAAATCCACCAAGACCACCACCATACGAATTAGACCCACCGTAATAGCTACCACCACCGCCTTGATACACCGCAGGACTTCTCATAACTATCTTCCCCTCACAACAAAGATAAACGCATTCTAACTAAAATCATACAATGAAGCAACGCCCAGATTCTCAACCGCTCGGCCCAAGGTCCGAGGCCTGATAAACGGACGAGCAGGAATCAATTCAGGATCCGAAACAACCGGAATCTCAAAATCAACCGGACGAGCACGAGGACGAACCTCCGCAACCTCAAACTCCCCGTCAGACCGAGGACCACGAGTCGGTCCCAATATGTAATCAACATACGAAACCGTCTCACGAGGCAAACCACCACCCTGATCCACACGACCAGGACCAGCGTTGTACGCAGCTAAAGCCTTCTCGTAATTCCCATCATACTTACCCAACATCGCAGATAAATAATCAGCGCCAAATCGTAAACTCTCAACAGGATCCAAACGATCCCTAATAGGACGAACCTCGTACCCAGGATCACGGGCCGTGTCTGGCATAATCTGAGCTATCCCCAATGCACCCTTCTCACTACGAGCCGTCGAATCAAAACCACTCTCCCGAGAAATCAAACGAACATATATATCAGGATCAATACCACGAGACTCCGCCATCGATCTCGCCAACTTCTCCAAATACTCCCGCTCCATCACAAATACTCCCGCTTTAAAGACACAAGTCCCCCAGTTGAAAACTTCTTAGTAGGAAACATCTTCCTATCAAAATCCATAGGATTTATAAAATCCCTGTTAATCGCAGAGCCAAGTTTTTTCCCCTCCGCAGACAAGCGCGTAACTTCCGCTTTCGCATCCTCCGGATCCATATCCCGAAACGAAGAATAACCCGTGCCAAACAAATCCTTATATGCCCGCAATAACTGCTCCGAATCATCCTGTTCAGGACGAACCTTCCCAGTAACCGGACGAGGACTAGGCAACCTCTTCAATATAGGATCTAATTCCTTCATTAAAGAAACTATCCCCCTAACATCCGATACCCGCTCTAAATCAGGCAGCATCTTCCCATAACGACCCGTCTCCCCATATGTGAACTCCGTAGGCTCAGGACGCTGCTGAGACTTCATCGCCTCAGTACGAAGATACTCACTAACTCGATCCACAGTCGGTAACGCAGCTAACTCCTCCTCCGTTATATCCCCGCGCAACGCCGCCAATACCCCCTCGCGTAACTCAGGACTCTGTAAATCCGAACTCTTCGTCTTCTCAGTAATTACCCCAAAAATTCCCGCTTTAGAAAAAGGGTCCGTGGGTCGCGCATACTCATCCAAAAAAGGAGGATCAAACAACTCAACAAACTTTTCTTCCTGAGCAGCAGAAATCTGGCCTCTGTTCTGAAAAGGACCACCCGCCTCATCCAAAAGAGCACCAACCTTGTCATACGCATCACGACCAAAACGATAAATAAATTCCGCAGGATTGTCGTTGTATAACTGACGTAACTCCATAATTCCTAAATGACGATACTCATGAGCCTCAACCCCAGGACCATATGGACTTGAACGAAGATCCTCGGGCATCGCTATTATGCCCGTCCTCTGAATTACCTGCGGCTCCATGCGTCCATACCTAACCGCGTCACCAGCCCTGCGACCGTACTCCGTTATTGGATCCATCACAAATACTCCCGCTTTAAAGATCCAAGGCCCGTGAACCGAGGATCACGAACCATACCCCCATTACGAAACGCAGAAATCCCCGTCTCCCGTAAGGCACGAAGAAAGTTTTCAGTAATCTCGAACCCCGGAACCTCGTGGTAAAAATAGTCGTCATCGTACCTGTCCCGACCAGCAATGGTTACATTGCCCAACTTCGGCATCTCTAAACCACTGTCCTTCTCTAACTTCGCTAAAATATTCTTAACACGACTCGGAACAATCTTATCATAATATTCCCGCTGACCAGACAAATCACCCATCGTCATATCATAAGCCATGTCCCCAGTGCCCAACGTGAAAAACTCCAAACCCTCGTTACTCGGTAAAGCAATCTGATCAAAAGCACTCTTAATCGCCATGTCCGTAACACGATTCGTCTTAAATAACTTCCCTAAACCAACATCCTCCGGAACCTGATACCCCGACTTATACTGAAGATCCGATAAAATACTCGCAGCACGACGCTTCTTGAAACTAGGATTCAAACCATCAAACACTTTTGATAGTTCTTTCCGCGATGCAGCATCAATATCTGGAAAAACACTTAGTACACCGTCTTGCTCAAAATACTTCTTCTTAACATCCGGTGATAACTGATCAAAAAACTCCAGCAATACATCACCACGAGCATCACCAACCGACTCCACACTGTTTAACGTCTCCAACATACCCGTCGGTAATGAATCCAAAACATTCCGAGCCTGTACCGCAGATCGAGAACGCTGCGTAATGTCCGACTGAATCTCCCCCAAATGAAACGATGAAGTACCCTCCAACCCACCATCCTTAGCCACAGGAAACACAGCAGAACGATAATGTACAACAGGAACCCCGCTCACCGAACCAAAATGCTCGTCAGCACCCGGCAAACCCCGCGCACCATCATCAAAATTCTGGTTTAACGTTAATACCGTCTCCTGATAATCACTCCCGCCCGGAGTGAAATACTGAGGATAAGCAACCCGATCCCCCTTTAAAACATTCACAGCAACCGGATCTTCAACTAACTGATCAAAAACCTCATCCAAACTAACCCCGTCAGGAAAACGATTGCGAAGATCCTTCGTCGCTAAACCACGAGCTTCCAACTCCGCGGGCTTTACACCACGGTTCTCCAACGTCTTCACAAACTGATCAACAGAACCAAACTTCTGTTTCGGAAAATTAGGCAAAACAGGGTCTAAACTATCCCGCAATACCGAATCCTCAAACAAACCAAACCGAAAACCCGTCCGATCAAAAGGATTTGTGTCACTAACATTTGCAAAAGGATCCAACGCACCACCCGGAGCAGTAGGCGGCGTATTGTTCTCCCGAGTAACACTCACCACAAAACCATAGTCCGGATTAAAATAATCATTAATAATCTCAGCTGAAACACCAGCATCTTCCGCTATCCGACGAGCCACCCTAACCCGGTCCTCAATGTCAATCGTCATTTCACCAAAACGAGCGTCAGCCATACTCATGTCCGGAGAAAACGCCGAAAGTAAATCGTCCTCAAACTCACTAGCACCCATAATGTTGGGCAAACCATCCGTCCGCAACTGACGCAATAACGGCTGTAATATATCCATGTCCACAAATCGAGTGCCCGTATCAACATCAGTCGCCGTCACCGGATCAATTCGAGTAGTAACGGCTAGCTCAACCTGATTCTCGTCCGGTAAAAACTCTTCAGGACGTAAAACAACCTCCATAGTGGCCTCGTCAGGTCCAATAAACGGATCCATGCCAAACGAATCATCAATAGGAGGTTCAAGATAATCTATCAACGCCATCTCTTCAGTTTGATCGGAACGATCAAATTCACGATTTAAATAATCGTAATAATCGTTTTCAATCTCATCAGGCATTTGATAGTCAGCTTCAGGAAATTCAAAAGGTGCAAGGGCCTCATCAACATCAACAGAAACATCAATCCGAGGCTCCTGCAAAGCCTGCTCCTGCAAAGCCAATAACTCATCTTCCGAATTAGCACGAGCCAACGCCTCCAACTGAGCCTCCGCATCAGGGCCCGGACTCAAACCAAACATCTCCATTAAAGCTGCCTTGGCTGGCTGCTTTAAAACTCGACCAGCACCCAAAGTTAAAGCAGGGATTAACGTCTCTAATCCAGCCTCGATCCGATCTTCTGGCTTCTCGCCCGCCGTGCCAATGCGCCCAGCCGCCTCCATACCACGACGAAGACCCGTCGTCGGAACCAAATTAGAAACGTCATCCGCTCCAACCGACTGAAACAACGGACGAAGGCCCGGGGGAATATATTGCGTGATCGGTAAAGAAAATCTATCGGCCATCGGTTCTCTCAATAAAACTCAAATGAAATTATACCCGAAATAATTTAAAAGGGATAGGGGCCTCAAAGGCGGGATTCCCTATAGGGGGAAAACCCGAATGGAATTATTCTCGAATGAATTTACAAGACCAACATTATACAGACACCAGACGCACCGCACCGCCCAAAACGGGGGGATGGGGGTCGCAAGAGTCCCGATCCGTGCACCCAGATTTGCCAAAGTAACCCCTAACAACGTAGAGTCGCCTGTTAACCTCGCAAGCTCGGGGCGACGAGAAGAAAAGACAACGGGCCTTCAGCCCGTGCGGTATCCGAACCGCAATCGGCCAACGGCTATAGCCCCGTTGGATCAGGCACTTAGAAACAGAGGAACCGTACCGATATGCGCTCTGACCCGCGCCCGATCTATCTCCACTGTACGGCGATGGCGCACTGCGCCGGGAACATCCTTCAGATGTTCTCACGCCTTGTGCACATCGTCGTGCAGCGGAGCCTCTTGAGATCGGTCAGTCGGATCAGGTGCGCCAGCTATACACACACACATTTTGAATGATACCTCTGGTGTGCCCTTCGTATTTATGCGTCGTCAACCCCATCACGTTTATTGTGTCCTTGCGGACTCATTCTTTTTGATGGGGTCGGAAGGTCACGGTGGACGTTAGGTCATTTGTATTGGACGTAACGTAACCTTGAGGCCCCAACAGATCTCTTTTGCTCTGGCGGACTTGCGGGCCGTAGTGTCCTCGTCCGGTGAGCAAATATGAGAGGTCAGTCTCAAGTTTACGAAACGTCAAATCCAAAGGACCTTACGTCAACCGGGACTACCCGAGCGGGGGCGCTCGGCTTCCTTGACCATTCCCTCAACCCAAACAGGAATCAACGGAAAAAAGAATTCCGGGCAACCCTTCTCCAAGCGTGCTCCGGGCCGCCCGGAATCCTTTTTGCATTTAAACTCTGTTAGGGATCTCGGCGCGATAAATTCAAATTGCAAACCGTAGGCATCATCACAAATGTGTGGTGTGTAACTCAAATATAGGAAATATCAACATGGATATCACAGTACTCAGATTGTCAGACGAAGTAAGCGAAATCAACCGGGCTCTGCGCCTCCTCAACTACGACTGGACAGACTTCGACTGTCAGATCCAAGGTGACGGGACAGGGTTCGACGCACAGCGCGTATGGTTCAAGCTCTACTATCGCGGGCTACCAACAGGCGACAGCAAGTCAGAAACATGGACGTTCAACTTCGACGGCCAGTACAACCTGCAAGACAACCTGCATCAAGTCACCGAAGCTATCTTGGACTTCATTCAGAACCTTCCAACAGGCGACACGCTCAAGCAGCAACACATGGTTCGACTCTTCGAACAAGGTGGTCGCCTAGCCGAAGAGCTCGGGATCGACGAGGATTTCATCAACCCGCTGGTCGGGATCATGGAAAAGTTGGCAACCAATGCCATCACTCATCGCAAGTAATTCAACCGGGGGCTGCGGCCCCCACCAACCACAGGAGGCGCACATGCCACACAAACCACCCTTCAGATTCATCTCAGATGCAGCACATGGCTGGCTCGAAGTGTCACGCAATGACCTAGCCGTCATCGGACTATCCGAAGCGGACTTCTCAGAGTTCAGCTACAAGCTCGGCGGGATGCTCTACCTCGAAGAAGATTGCGACGCAGCAACGTTCATCGGGACATACGAGGCAATCCACGGCCACACGCCGCGCTTCACCGAGCACGATCACGGTAACTGGTCGCGCATTCGTAGCTTCCAACGGATCGAGAATCCCCACTTCACTTGGGAAATCGACCAAGCACTTTCCACCATCCAAAACGAAGAGGTATAACTCATGGATAACCCAATCGACGCTTTCATCAACGCCATCGTGGACGGACTCAAGAAGCACGAAGGCTTCAAAGAGTTCATCAAAGAGCAAAGCAAGGACAACGGGATCGACTACACCGAACTCAACGAGCGCTTCTGCGACCTGCTTCGGGACAACTCGTATGAAGTCAACGAGGTCGCACTCGAAGACTTCGACATCGACAACTACAGTTCCGGAATCACTGACATCATCGACAGTCATATCGACGACAAGTTCATGTCAGATCGCATCAAGAGTCTGGAATGGGAGATCCAAGTAAAATGAGAAAAGAAACGTACAAAATTGCACATGCGTTTCTAACAGGGCGGCCCGCAAAGGCTGCCCGAACGCATACCGACGGACAAACAGTCTGGCTGCACAACAACCGTATCGCATGGCGCAATAGAGACCATGACGTTTGCTTCACCCTAGCAGGGTGGCCCACCGTCACAACACGCGAGCGTATCAACGGACTGCTCAACGTCTTCGGACAGTCCAGATGGGGCGTCACCCAGCGCAAGCACGAGCAGTACCTCACCTTCTACGACCACCTGTCAGGCGTAGAACATCTGGAACCAATAGGCGACAACGAAGTAATCAGCTTCAACTGCCTGCGAACTTTCGAGAAGGAATACAAACTATGCTAACTGAAATCGGACTATTTCGCACACCCGAAGACTGGGATGAAGTAATGCACTGGATCAACCTGCACAACCCAGAGGATCGAGCACACCTCGTTACCGCTGCCGCCATGACTTGGAACCTAGCGGCTAAACTCACCGACACACAGAAGGAAACGGAAGATGCCTAAACCAATGTGGGAATGGACACACGACGAGATCCGCGAATACTACGACAGCAACCCAGACATGACCATCCTGACATACGCTGGGGCGTTGGGACTAACAGGAGGTGAGCTCAAGGATATCCTGATGACAGACGGTAGCGCCGTCGATAAGGAAGAAAAGGCCACCGCAGAAGCAATGTTCGAAACCGAAGCCAGAACAACGCGCAACTACTGGTAACTAACACCGAAGGATACCCGGCTCCTACGTCGCTGGGTATCCTTCTCATCAAAAAGTTTTAAAAGGAGTTGCCTGTTAACCTCGCAAGCTCGGGGCAACAAAGAAGAAAAGAGTTATTGTGTCCTTCGGACTCTCTATCCTAGTTCCCATCCCCGGCAAGCCCGGGCCGGGAACCCGCCGCGCCAGAGTCGCAAGGCTCAGGCGCGAGCCGCAAGGCATAATATCAGCGGCAGCAGAGCCGCAAGGCCTCGAATAGAGACGCAAGGTCCTCGAAACTCTGCCCCTCAGCCCCCTCAATCCCCTTTTCAAGGAGCTCGGGCCCCTTATCTCCCCCAAATAAATATATCCTCTTGGTAGAGAGGGCCTTTACCAAGTAAAAATTATTGCCCCCGCGAGCCCAATACGCCATATTCCACGCAATTTGATGCGGAGATATTTTTGGTTTGTTGTTTTTGACTGCTTTGAGCTCCGCCCAAAAAGAAATACCATCCCAGATTGCATGAACATCCGGTACACCACCGCCATGCCTGTTTTCTATGCGGGTTGCGAAGCATTTTTCAGGCAGATTTTTCCTGATCGTGCTCCAAAAGTTGGACTCCGGTCCTCTGCTCATCCGTTATATCCTCATATGATCCCTCGATTGTGAATGCTTGAGGGTATTTCTTTTGTAAATCCGACAGCCGAGCCACAATTTCATCGCGGGATAGCTGATCTATCTGGTTGATATTCTCTCGTCTATCCACAGTCAAACCACCCAGAGCCGAGCGAATTTTTTCTGCGTTGATGGCCGCTGAAAACTGGCCCGCGTCCTCCGCGCCTTCGGAAAGTTGTTTCAGCCGCTGAAGCTGTCCAATGGTTGTCACCCCGTAAAGCCGTTCTCGCTCCTCCCTGAGCTCCTTTATGTATTCGAGCACATGCGGATAGTCTCTGCCGTTTAACAGCACTGCTGCGCGCTCGTTTGCGAGATCAGCAGCATATCCTGCCTTCCTCGCGCATTCCGTATTCGAGTAGATCCCCTCGACAATGTGCCGAGCGAAAGTTTTCTGTCGATTTGTCAGTTTCTGGATTTTCCCAGCCATTTAAAATCCTCCGTATATAAGCAGTTTTATACCCCCTGTTTACAATCACAGTCAAATCACGAAGGGTTTGAAATTTGCCTAGTTGTCAAAAAGGGGGGGTGTTTACGTTTCTAACGTAAACCGTTTACGCAGTGTTTACCTTTAAGGAAGGGGGTTAAACTACTGTATAACAACAATAAAACCCTTGTTTTTACAGATTTTAAACAAAACACTTTTTTTGAAAAAAAAAAAAAACGGAGAGGGGGGTCAAAAAACTGTATACAGGGGGTTGCAGTAACCATTATTTATCCTATATAACTTCTTACATACCTATTCATTCAATTCAATCTAGGAGTATCGATATGACGACAGTCACATATAATCTACCTGCCTTTTGGGCCACTGCTCTGTTCTACGATGACACCAGTGCCTTCGAATCCTACGAGGATGACAAGCAATTCCAAGACTTCTGCGCCTATATGCTCAAGGAGCACGGTTCGTCGGAGCCTGTTTCGTGCAGCGAGGACCCTGCTTTCATGAAGTATCACGACGCGCATCGTTTTGGTGTTTTGGCGTGTGATGTATTGGAGTTTACGTTTATTGAGGGTCGCGGCAATCCTGAGACGAGTGCGATGGTAACGTTGTCTCATACGATGGGGGGCGTGTAATATGTATTCATACAACGCTATATGCGAGGACGACACTGTCCTGTTGAGCCCTACCTTGAAAACGATCAAGGCCCTACGGGCGAGGTACTTCCGCAATCGTGAGATGTTCAAGGACCGTGTTCCGGTGACGGAGATTATTGTATTCAAGGGTCGTAAGATTCACGGCTATTATACGTCTGATTTTAAGTTGGACAAAAGCAAGCCTGCTGATTTGCATAATATTTTATATGGGAGAGTGTGATGTCTTATAACGGATGGACGAACAAGGAGACTTGGTTGGTGCAGTTGTGGATAGGCGACAGCTTAACCATGGACCAAGAGGCGGGTCACGACATCACTGCTGATTACATTAAGCAGATTGTGGACGAGATGGCTTCGGCTTTGCTTGATGGCCCTGACGCTAATGGTTTTATGACTGATTTATTTAACTGCGCTTTGTGTGAGATTGATTACCACGAGCTTGCTTCGCATTATGAGGAGGATGAGTGATGATTCGGGATATTGAGATACGGGCCAAGCGTCCCTCTTTGGAGGAGGCGCAGGCTATTGTTGGTGGCTTGATTGAGATTGTGATTGACGATGGTGAGAAGCAGTTGATTGTGAACGAGGAGGGGTTGTTGTTGGGTTTACCATTTAACGAGACGGCCAGTCGCATGACTGGTCGGCATATAGTGGGTCCAGCATTACTGCTTGCGGGGGAGGCGATGTTAGACTGATGGCATATTTATTTGATCAGGAGATATTGAATATTGGCGTGTACCGAGGTGCGGGGATGGTTGTGAACGAGGTTTGTCCCTTGGACAATGGGATTGCGGAATACAGTGCGTCTGTTATTCGGGATCATTTTTACACGGCGGAAAAGACTGCTCGCATGTTTGGTGGTGGTATAAAGTTGTGTGTTTATGTGGAGTTTTCGGTTGAAGGGATTGCCTCGCATACGGGTTGGAAGAATGTGGAAGATTACAATGACATCACTGACGAGCCGAGGGCCAAGCGGTGGCGTGTTGTAGTTGAGCAGCGAAACGTTTTTTACGAGGAGGCTGAAACGGCAGAGGAGGCACGGCGCATCGCTGCTGAAGATCGCATCTGGGATGAGAACCAGAGCGGAGAAGATACTTATGATTTTGAAATTACTGTGGAGGAGGATGCGTGATGCGAGAGTTAAACGGGTGGTATGAGGATGAGTGCGGCGCTGTTCCATTTACGATGCCTGCTAGGACGTTATTGAACGCGGTTGTGAAGATGCGTGAGATGGACGCGGATTTTGGTCACACTGACATGGAGGTGAACTGGGGTACGCTGGATGATTACGAGGACGTAGGATCGATTATTTATAA